GCTGAGAAGGGCAAGGATGACGCGGCCACGTGGAAGGACATCATGATGAAGGGCGGATCAGTACAGCATCTGGACTTCCTGTCGAAGGAGGAGAAGGACGTGTTCAAGACGTTTGCTGAGATCTCACAGATGGAGGTGATCCAGCAGGCAGCTGACCGTCAGAAGCTCATCGATCAGGGACAGTCGCTGAATGTAATGATCAGCGACGAAGTCCCTCTGAAGGACGTCAACCAGCTTGTCATCAAGGCTTGGGAGTTGGGCATCAAGACCCTTTACTATCAGCGCGGTGTCAACCAAGCACAGGCGGTTGGCCGAGATATCTTAAATTGCGCTGTGTGTGAGGCGTAGTGCTTATATTTGCAGAGTTACACGGGAATTCGTTCGTGGAACTTTCGCTACGGGGGTCGGCTGCCAATGAAGCAGTCGGCCCTTTTGCTTATCCCCTGAGCCTGTCGTTCTCTTTCTCCAAGAACTCCAAGCGGACCTTATACTCCGCCAGCTCCTGAAGCACTTGAGAGAGTCTGTCAGCAACCGCGTTCTTCTCATCATAAGCCTGCTCTAGCTTCTCTTCGAGCACAGCTACCCGCTCACGAAGGTCATCCCTAAACAGAGTCTGTTCTCCCTTATCCTCTTTACGCTCTTGGTGCTTGAGCTTGAGTCTGCTCTGGTAGAACTGCCACGCCCCTGCTGATCCGAGGACGGTTACGATGGTGATGATTGTTTGCGGATCCATTATCTCCTGTAAAGCTCTTCGTTAGAAACACGATACAAATTCCAGATGCTCATCGCACAGATCAGGATCCATCCCAAGTGTGAGCCTTGCATCATCCCTGCCGTCGTGTAGTTGGCGACAGTGGCGATTGAAATAATAGATGCGATTTGAACTGCGATCTTGCGCATAAAAAGCCTGCCGTCCCACAGGGCACAGTAGACTTGGAAACCACCAGCCAGATGCGCTGCGATCTGCAACAACACCCAAGGGTTACCTAGTTCGAACATAGCGAACGGGAGAATAGACATGTGCAGCACACCGATCATGAGTTCGTTGGACTCAGAGTCAGTGTATTTCATGATGGCTTTGGCTCTTGCAAGTCCTTTCTTGTCTCGTAGTGGCATTAGATCTCAGTTTTTTTGTATCCAGCTCTGTTGAACAACCAGAGCGATGGGCAGAACCGAATCCACACCGCAACCTGCAGCATGACGACCACAAACAGAACACCTCCCCAAGACTGGTATGCAGCTGAGAGCAACAGTACCACGGACATGAGGAGGTAGACCATGCGAATAGAACTCCACTCTTTCATCAGATCATCTTGTTAAATTCCATGAAAGCCCACACGAGCTTCTTCCAGAATAGTTTGAGTCGGTTCTTCATCTCTTGCTTCTAAATCCTTTTAGTGCCTTCTTGACGGCCTTGAGGGAGCCACCGAACTTGTACTCACCCTTACCCACCTGCTTGATCATATCGAAGTGAGGCATGAGGATCTCGTTGAAATCACTGAGCTTGCTTTCAGGGAGTCCGATTGAAGTGAGCTTCGCGTCGATCTTAGACTTGACCTCGCTCAACATCTCTGGGGTTGGAGCAAAGCTTGCTGTTCCGTCAATCAGTCCAACCTCGTACTCCTCGATTCCAAACAGGTCTGCAAATGGCTTGGGTGTGCCACCGAAGTCATTCAGGGGGAGAAACTCCACCGATTCAGTAGACACCTTAGCCTTGCCGTTCTCAATGTATTTTATTGGGAACACGTAAGAGTCTGTGCTCAAGTCGTTTGCGCTACCGAACTTAACCTTAGCTCCCTTCGGCACTTCCTTGATGATCTGAACCATCGCTCTACCCCTAGATGCGGGAGAGGTGTTGTCCATCAATCCAACAATGGTATAGCCATCACCTTCCTTTGCGAGAGAGATGAAGTCGTTGGTGTCGTAGTCTCTGTAGCTGATATCAGAACCCTCCTTGTGTAGCTTGAAGTTACCAATTGAGTTAGGCGGTCCAGATACAGCTTTCTTAGATGGGTTCTTGATGAATTCTGCAGCGTCCTTGAGTCTTGAGTACTCAGATGGTTGCAGCTGTTTGGCGTTACCCTGAGCCAGATCCTCAAGGCTCTCTGATAGTCTTGCCCGTGCAGATGGAGACATCTTAACGATACCCTCTGCGTTGCTCAAGATTGCGTCACCAACATCGCCAGCCTCGTCGATTGCACCAATGATTTTGGAGATCGGTTTGATGTCTGATACTCTGACGAAGTCGGGCAGCGCGTTCTTCAGCATGGAAGCGTTTCCGGGAAGGAACGCGAGGCCTGCAGCCATGGCAAACTCAAGAGCACTATCCGACTCACCCATAGCCTTGATGTCACCCACGGGAGATAAGAACTCTGCAATGGGGTAGGAGGTCTCAATGGCTCCGCTAGGAAGCTCTTGCGTCTCTCTCAAGTACTTGGCGTCTTCACTGCTAAGCGGTTCTCCAAAGATCTTAGAGAATCCAACGTAGTCTCCAGCCGCTTGATCAAGAAGGGCAGCCTCTGGTGACGTGTATACGGGTGGCTGAATGGCCACTCGTGTGGTTGAGGCAGGGGCAGCAGAAGTAGGATCGCCCAAAGCCCTAAGCTCCCGACGCTGCTTGAGCTGCTTCAGCAACTCTACAGTTTCGGGGGGCAACTGACCCCCATCCTGATACCTCTTTACTCTCATTTTCTTGCTTTCTCGATGGTTCTACCAGCGAAATATGCGCCAAATGCTGTTAGCATAAGGATCTCTAACAAAGATACGTAAGAATCCTTGACGTTAAATGGAAGCTGATCCAAGCTATCTAGCACCATGGTCACCATGAACATGGCCATCAAGCAGATAAGTGTCACAGGACGAATCATTTTCGCCAACTTGACATCGCTGCCCATGTCTGCCTTCCATCTCTCAGTCACGTTAGATTGGTAAGCCACCTCGGCATCAACGCGAGCTTGAATCTCTGCGGGATCAATGTCAGTAGTAGTATCCAAAAGACTCTTGACCACACCGAGGGCTCCTCGATCGGGCAACAAGTCTCCAGCTACATCAAGTACAGACGGTGCCTTATCCTTCAGCCACGCACCCAAGCCTGTGTCTTTAATTTTCTTTTCTTCTTTCATCGTGTAGGTCTTTCTGGTTTGGGAGGAGTAATCGGTTTGTATCGACCAATGAAGATCCCCTCTGCTTGCTTCTTGCTGACGCGAGTGTACTTCTGGATGGTTTCGATGATGGCTTTCTTGCTCACACCCAGTCTGTTAGCTGACATTGCGAACTCGTGCATCTCCTCCTGAGCTGCTCTGTAAGCATCACGAGCTTGATCAAAGTTCTTGTACTTCAATGAGTTAGCGTCATACAACTTCTCCTTGAACTCCACCATCTTGAATCCAAGTTGCTGATTTACATCAACTTCGTATGGCTTGAAGCCTGTGAGCTGGCCTCCGACCTCTTCAGGGCTACCGCCTGAGTTGTAGATCTTCCGAACAGATGTGAATGTACCCGGCTCGATAACCTCATACATGTAGGCCATGACGTCCTGCATCTGCTGAGTCTGAGGAGACTCTGGGTTGTAGATGGGCTTTCCGTAGTCGTTCACGTTTCTGCTCAAATTGATGAACCGCCTAGTCAAGATCTCCTCACCGAGGAAGGGCTCAATAACTGTGAACAAACCCTTTCCAAATGACTCGATGCTGTCCTCTCCTCTCATGAATGAGTTGGCGATCTTATCGAAGTGGCCATATGGATCTGAGGCAGAGATGTCGATGTAAGAGAACTTGCCATCCTCCATTGCGTAAGGGATGACACGTGAGTTCTGACTCCACGGGGCCATGAACTTCCTGAGATCCTCTTGTCTCTGGTCTTCACCCTCGTCATCCATAGCCCTTCCGACCACCCCCATGACGCCTGCGCCGACCGCTTTACCAAACATGCCCGTGACCGCAGCTTTACTAGCAGCGTAGCTTGATGCACCAGCAAGTCTCTGAGCACCAATCTTTCTTATCTCTGGGTTGTCTGACTTGATCTCTGAGATGCCCTGAGCCATGGTGTTCCATGCAACTCTGTATGACTCAGCTTGGAAGGACACGAAGTTCCCCATGAATGGGAATCGACGAATCATCTGGATGGCCTCTGGCACCCTGCTGTATGTGGGGTAGGTGTTCTTCACCAGCTCTGCCACATAGTTGTCCAGCTCAGCTGATTGCTCGGGAGTCAGTTGATCTGCCTCTACTCCAAACTGAGCCTTGGCGTAGCGGTTTCTCTCATTCTCGAATGCCACGATCTTAAAGAAGTCATCCTCTGCCTGATACAGATTCTCAGCTTTCTTCATACCCACACGGGCCTTACGCAAGAGGTTCTGACTTCTGCTCAGGTTCTCGTTGTTCATTCTGTTGGCCAAGGCATCATCCATGTTGGCATCCTTGAACATGTCTCTGATTTCACCGAGTGCAGCACTTTGCTTGACGATACCGAGCTCGATGTATCTGTTCATCCTGTCCTGCAGGGCTTGAGACCCACCCTTCATGTCCGCCTTGAGGGTTTGGTATGCGGTCTCCAGTTGCGTCAGGTCGTAGTGGCCGTTAGCCCACATGAATCCGAGGTTACCGATTACGTTCTTGGAGTGAGTTCCAATAGACCCGATAGTCTTAGCCCACTTCACGGTGCCGATGGCAGCCATGTACTTCTTCATGAAGCTACCCATCTGCTCTGGAACCTTATTGAACTCGGCAGCGATCTCAGGGGTGGTATACATACCGTTGAGCGGAGCCATAGCCTCGCTACCCTCTGATGCAATCTGCACTGAGTTAGGTCCTGTGGGCTTGTCGAACAACCACACACCCTTGCCGCTCTCTTTAACGGTGTTTAAGAACCGCGCCCCCTCAGCTGTCTGAGCCATCTTCAAAATCGAAGAGGCATAGTTCTGTGCAGGGTCAGTATACTCACCCATCAAAGCGAGGATCTCTTTGGGGATATCCTTTCTCTGCTTGAGGATGTTTGTGTTCTTGGTATCGCTAGCCGCAGAGGCAAACGCAGCAGCCTCGTTGGGGTCGAGGTACTTATTCATCAGCCCCTCCACTCTCTTCTCCAAGAATGCCTCGGCATCCAGACCCTCAGGGTTGAGCTCAGGGTTGAGGTAGTCGGTCATGGCCATAGCCCTGTTCTGCTCTCTCAAGAAGTTGCGAGCCTCGTTCTTGACCTCTTCACTAACCTTGTTCTTCCAGTCCTTGTTGGTGAACACCTCAAAGGATCTGGTCAGGTACTGACCGAGGTTTCCGATAACCTTATCTACTTGAGAATCAGGCACAACGCCTAAGTTGATTAAATCAATACTCAACCTGTCGATCTGGTTTCTCATCTCAAGAGCCAACCCAGCGAATTCGTCAGGCAACCGATTCAATCCCTCGCCACCACGCAGAGCGTCGTCGAAGTCAGCGAGCAACTGATTCTGATCTCCCTTATATCCCCTGAGGAGTCGGTTGAATTCACGGATGTTTTGCTGAGCAATGTTGGTTTGCTTAGAGATGTTGGCCTCTCTCTTCTCACGGGCAGCAAACATACTCTTGGGCATGAAGCTACGTGCTGAGAAGAAACGGCGACGAAGTCCGTCAAGCTTTGATCGGATGCCCTTACCCTTGACGTACACCCCTTCTTCCTCCAGCTTTCTTGCGTACTCCTCAGGGTTTACTTGGGGGCCCTGTGCTGGAGCTGGTTCACTTACAGGTTCTGCCGAAGGTGCTTCTTCAGATACTTCAGCTGCTGGCTCCTCGGCAACTGGCGCAGCTTCCGCAGGCTCCCCAGAGAGTTCGGCTTCTTTTCTTCTGACGTATTCGTCGTGTTCTCGTTGGAATTCTTCATCCTGTTCAAGTAAGTCGTTTATCTTTTGTTCTTGTTCTGGAGTCTGTGCTTCGTCAAGCAAGATCTGGTAGGCAGCATCCTGAGCGTCCTGACCTTCAAGCATGATGGTCTTGCCCTCGGCGTCTTTCAATGACACTCTTGTGACATTTCCTTCCTCGTCGTACTCAATGCCACGTTCAGGCAGATCCCTTTGAATACCGAATTCGTTGCCCTCGTACAAAATGGTGCCGTCAGGGGTCACCTCAATGTTGGACTTGTCTTCGCTGATATTTAGCTCTGAGATAGGCTTGTCCATCACCTCCTCTGCATTACCGAGATCAATGATTCGGTCCTCTGTCTCGACCACCACTCTATCCCCGTACTCCGTGTCTCTTCTGAGCTCACCACGAGTACCGTCTTCCAACACAACAATCCTTCCGAGCTGGTCTGCAACAGCTGGAGCCTCCGTTTCAGCCACATCTACGTCACCGTCATATCGTGCGTTGATGTTCTCAATCTGCTCGTCGATCTTGGCCAGTCTTCTCTTTGCAGTCTGCGTTCCCTTACCCTCAAGTTCTTGACGCTCAAGCTCCAAGTCCACCAGCATAGCTCTGTCTTGCTCGCTATACTCGTCAGGTATATCCTTGGAAATCACAGACTTACGCTTCTTCTTTTCAATCTCTGCTTGAAGCTCTGGGTCGTTGTCAACTTCAATATTTACCTGACTGATTTCATCATCTGACAAGTCTTCTACAAGTTCAGACGCTTGCTTCTTGCTGACCGCCCCACCGTTAACCTTGTAGGAGCCACGATCCTGAATGGCCGCTGAGGCCAAGGTGACTGGCGTACCAACGACACCAACGGATCCCTCCATCAAGGCCTCACCAATATCCACTGTCTGACCTGATGCTGTCTGAGCCAACAGTTCACCAGTAACACCAGTGGTCGCCTCACCTGCTGCGGTCTGAGTCACAACACGAGTCTGTGCCTTACCTGCAGCCTTAGCTGCCTTGGCGCTCCTAGAGAGAACAGCTCCACCGAAGCTGTCGACAAAGCCAATGGTTCCTGCACGAAGAGCTGATCTCTTGCGGATCTGACGAAGCTTAGACTCATCCATAAGGATGGGGGCTACGTTCTCGTAGGTGAATTCCTTGTCCCCCAACTCCTCTTTAAGGAAGTCAACGAATGACATGCCCATCTCTACGGTGGCACCAGCCATACCAAGTGCAGGCGTCAAGCTCAAACCAAATCCAGCAACAGCCCCAGCCCCAGAGGTGACTGGCGCAAGCGGTCCACCAGCCAAGCCCGCCGTAGCACCAGCTGCTGTTCCTGCAGACACCATGGCGAGCGCATTCTCAGCAGACTCCCTGTTCATCATGCCAGATGTTGAGCTAACCAACGTCTCCAGAAGTCCTTGAGGGTGTTCTGCCGAAGCAACGAGGAATCCCCAGACCCCTCCGCCGTTCAACTCTTGTGTAGCAGCAAAGGACTCGGCCTCGTCAGAGACACCGACTTCCCTCATACGGGCGTCATAGTCGTTTACTTGATTGACGAGAGACTGAATGGTCTCTTCTGTAGGGGTGATGTCCCCAATGGCCATAGAGAAAGAGAATGGGACGATATCCCCTGTAGCTTGCCCCTGACCCCACGCTCTAGCCGCGTCATCAAATACGTCTCCCAGAATTGGGATAGAGTTAACCATGTCCCCAAACGCCCCGTCAAGATACTGAGTCTCAGCACCTTCGATGGTTACGTCAAAGGCTGGTGTGGGGGATGCCCCTGCGTAGGTTAAGTAACTAGGCTCTACTGTAGCTGAACCCGAATCTCCACTCGGTTCTTGTTGACCCTGACTCGTATCTGAGGTAGACCCCGTAGAAGCCCCTTCCGAATCGGGTGCCAAGATAGGCTGTGCGGTTCTTGCCCCAAATTGAACGGGCGGAATGTCCGCTTTGTCTTTTTTTTTTACGTTGAAGAACTGAGAGTAGAACTCATCAGGTGACTTCGTGTACAACCCCTGACCAGAGACCGCATCAAACAATGCCTTCTGAGATTCAGGTGTGGAGAACTGCATAGAGAACTCCTCGTAAGACTTGGTGTACAGCCCCTGCTCATTCAGGCCCTCGTAAAGACCCTTATGAGCTTGGCTGAATCCTTCTTTTTTATTTGGATCCGTCATTATTGTCCGATGTTATCAAACAGCCCTCCCTTAGGAGCGGGCGCTGCAGCAGCCTCTTGGATGATGTTCTGAGCCTCACCCTTGTCTCCGTAGACCAAGCCCTTCTGGAGCTTCTCGAAGGTGATTGTTTCGTCGTTGTACACCCGTCTGATGGCCTGAATGATCTGGTCAACCTTAGCCTTGTCGTTAGTTTGATCAAGCATGATGCTCTTGACCTTTGATCCATCGTAGTTGAGGTTCATCAGGGCGAGCTTTCCGTTGGGGAGGAAGACCAAGTCGCTGAGATTCAAGTCGAATTGCTCTGGCTCAAGCTTGGCGTCTCCAAGTTCGTACTCGATGTTGTCGATCTCGTAACGCAAGTCCTTAGCAGCCATGCTGTTCTTGTTGTCGACCTCTTCATAACGGGCCTTGAGTTCGTTGAGGAGTCGGTGCTCTTGTCCGAAGTTCGGGTTGTTGAGCTTGATGGCTTCAGTCTCTTTTGTGTTCTTGGCAAGGCTGCCCAACGTGTATCTAGTGCCAACAAGTGATCCCTCCCTCATGTCGGCCACATTCATGACTCGTCCCATCTCGTCAAACGCGAGAAGCTGACCCTCTTTAAACAGTTCGCTTACGTTGAACTTGAAATCAGACTTGCTGTCGAACTCGTTTCGGAACACACGTGGACCCTTACCGCTTCCTCCGTTAGGTTCTTCTTTCTCGACAACAAACTTCGAGGCCTCAACCATTTCGCTGATGAGGTCTTTGTTCTTGTTTTTGATGTAGTCCTTGTGAAGCTGGTATTCTGAGTTGTTTACATCTCCAGTGATGTAGGCAGAGATGAGAGATTCATTGTCTCTGTATCCGTCCCCCCACAAGTTTTGGACAGCCCAAGCTCTGGCTGCAGCCCCATCCTCGTTACTTGCGCCTGAGTTAACAATACCAGCAGCAGACTTAGTGGCTTCAGATCTATTCCAAGCATCCTTGTTGTAGGCCTTTGCTGATTCACGGATGGTGGTTTCACCAATCTGAATAGCACTCTTTCCGTACCGACTAGTAGTTGGCGCGGTGAAAGTCGATGGGTTGGCCCAGCGGTCCCATGATTGAATCGGTTCCCAGTCTCCAGTCTCTTGACCCGTTTCTGAGTCGAGTTGCTTGTAGAATACAGTTCCGTCAGAGCCCATCTGAGTGACAATGTCGTTACCCTCAAAGGCTTGCTGAGCCATGATGCTTCCCTCGGGGGTTGCAGCTGACTGCATGTAGACTGGGAGCTGTTCGTTAAACTTAGCAGCAGAGGCTGGGTCGTTAGCTACGTCGTTGAGCAGCTCTCTTGACGCCTTAACCTCATCACTATTGTGAGCCGCGTGGGTATTAAACCAGTTGGCAATGTTCTGAACAGCCTGACGAGCAGCCACAGGATCATCGATAGAGAAGTCGTAGATCTTCTGCATCTCCTCATTCATGTACTTCTTGAAGTGGGGCCTCAGTGGTGGGATGAGCTTAGAGATGTCATATCCCTCTACGTCAGAGAGGTACTTGTCTGCAGCATCCTTTCTCGCCTTCATCTGCTTGATGATGGCTTTCTGTTCTGCTGCTTTCTGCCAGCCAGTGAAGTCAGGTAGCGGAGCTGCCTCCGTTGCTACCTTTTGTGTATACGCTACCGCCATTACTGAATATCGATTTCCTGCTGACCCACCTGAAACTGTGGTTCGTTCAAGAATTCAAGAAGATTCGCAACCTTCTGAATCTCTTCGGGTGCTTCAGGATTGCTCTCCAAGAACTTGAACAGGAGTTCTGCGGCCTGCATGGTGTTGCCAGTCTGCTCGGGGTTGAGCACCACCTCGTCACCAGTCAGTTCTGCTTCCTTCTCTCCAGTCTCTTCGTCGATGAGAGCCTTTTTATTTGTGTCGTGATTAAACTCTCCTCCAGTCTTGTAGATCTGTGAATCTAGAGAGCCGCCTTCCTCTGCGCTCAAAACGCCATCCTTTCCTGCGTAGGGGGCTCCAGAGAGATATGCCTGAGTGTATGCTGCAGGGGCACTAGCCATTGTGCTCAGGCCTTCAACCTGACCTGCAAATCCAAGGCTCGCCGCTTGCTGACCCTCCGCTCTAAGCTGAGCCTCCAAACCTCTCTGTGCTTGGATGTTCATATCTGAGATCTGCTGAGCTCTTTGAACATTTGATTGTCCGTAACTCTCTGCGAGTCTTGCCAGTCCAGCATCGGCGGCAGTCATCTGCTGAGCGGCAGAAAGTTCCGCCTGACCAAGCTGCTGTGACAGCTGTGGAGCAATGGCAGAGATGGCTTGACCAGAACGTGTTGGGTCCTGAACGCCAGAGGCAATGGCCTGTTGAGCCAAGGCAAGATTCTGTTCTCTCAGTTGCTGTACAGCCTCCGCCGCCTGCTTCTTCTGAAGCTCTGCGAGATCTCTAGACTCCTGAGTAACAGCGTATTGAGGTCCAGCATCATACTCCAATCCTCTCAGCTTTCTAAGGGCATCTTCAGCAATCTGTTCTCCTCCTCTTCTTTGGATACCAGATGAAATACCCTTGATAGCCCCCTGAGCTAACTTGGTTCCACCGTAGAGCGCTGCAAGTGTTGCTAGTGTAATGGCCATGTTGCAAATATAGTTATTCTCACTTAGAGTGGTCTAAGTCAGTTTGTTCGTAGTTAAGGTTTAATGCATAGAGCTCAAAGTCCTGAGCGCCAAGAGTAAAGTGGGCTTCAGCGAACTGCCCTCTCATCATGTCACCCGCATGGCGAGGATCAATCAAAGCAAACACAGTCAATCCCGATTCTGCAGTCTGAGAGATAAGACCCGCCAAAGCTGGGATGGCACCGACAGCAGTAGCCTTGACCACAATGCCGTCGTTCTGATACGCAGACTTCAATCCGACCGACTCAAGATCTTCGGTGCTAGCAATGTTGATGCTGCATCTTACGTCGTTGTACATCATCCCCTGCTGGATGGCCTCTTGCTGGCCACCATAGATGGATACAATGTTGGCTGCACGAGGGCTCTTAAAGACAAGTTTTGTTCTGTTGACTGCCCCCTGACCAACGCCCACGGCAAGCCCAGAGATAGGGAGCTTGTACAAGTTGTTGCCCAAAGAGTTTTCCATCAAATCAAAGCCCTTTCTGAAGAACATGTGACCCATGTACTTGAGGTCTGCAGTGGGTCTAATCCTAGGGTCCTTACCGAGGTGAGCGTACTTGTTTCCTCCGTAGTTGCTAATCAGTCCTGCACTCACATACTCCCTGCGACCAGATGGGCTGATGAAGTCACTGGTAGTAAACAAGTTAACTCCATTCTTGTATTCGCCAGCTCCCTCGATAGACATCGACTTGTAGAGTTTATTCTGGGATGGGTTGGCAGAGAAAGCTACAGCTACTGTTGATGGGTATGTGTTTCCATAGAAGCTGTTGTTGGTCCCGACGTTGTGCCTCCAAGCGACACTCCCATCATTGATCAACTTATTTGATGAGAAGAACTTCTTGTCGATGTTGGAGTAGTTAGAAGCAATGTAATCGTACTTCGACGTCCACACATTGTTCTTGTTGCTAAAGCCTATGGTCTTCTTCATGATGATGGAGTTACTGTGAATGTTCCGCCGAGGGAGCTGTTAAGCGTTCCCGTCAAGTCGTTGGCTGCAGCAAAGGCCGCTTCAACATCTTCCACAGCGATAGAGTAGATGTCTGCTCCCACGTAGTCCTCAAGGGTGTTGGTTAGCTGAAAGTTTTCGAAGTTCCAGATAGTTCCGCTTGGATTTTCCTCGGGGCCAAATCCAGATCCAGAAAAGCTATCTAGGGGCTGCTGCACGATCGCTCTCATGTCAGAGATAGCATTGTGCAATCCAACAAGAAGGGACATACCAGTTTGTCTAAAGCCTTGAGGGAAGTTTGGCTCACCTTGGTAATAGGTCGTGTTGTATGATGAGAAGAAGTCAGCTGGTGTTAGAGCGTCTGGACCAAGTCCCTCGAATTCAATTTCCCCTAAGTAGGTTCCAGTTGAAGATGTCTCACCACCTTCATATCTACCCAAGAATCTCTGAAACTGAACAACTCTAGCTACCGCGTTTTCTGAACTATCCACGATACTCAGTAGACCAGCAATGTTTGCTCCAAATGGATATTCATTAGACGCTTCAAATACTAACCCTTTTGCGAAGTCATTTGCCTCGTTAAAACCCTCAAAGTCGTCTGCATAGAGTCCACTGAAGTCCAAGAACTTCTGCTTGGCGTCTGAGAGAACTGACTGAAGGTTTCTAATGCCTTCTGCCACGCTAACCCCAGTACCGCTTTCATTCAAAACGTTTGAGAAAGCATTGATCACATCAATAACGTCCTGATCTGTTCCTGACTCAAGCTTAGTCATCCACCCTTGAAGAATGTCTGTATTGCTGCCCTCCGATGTGTCGAATCCTTGGAACTCACCCACTGTATTGGCAGTGGCGTTGAGGAATGTAGTAATCGGTCCTCTGAGTGCATCGGCAACTGGCTCGACTGCTCCAAATACAGACTCAAGATCTGCGGTAAACTCAGCTACAATTTCTGATGCAAATACGATTTCGCTAAGGTCAATCTGACCATCTTCGTTTTCGTCAAAAGCATTAAGGATAGTGGCAGCAGAAGGAACTGAATCCACTCCAATCTCATTCAGGAGCCCTGCAATAGGAGCTGGGATTTGATTCACGACATCAGGCTTCCCCGCCAAGTTGTAAGTAGCGTTGAGTCCGTTGAAGGCCTGAGTAAGAAGAGCGTCTCTAGTTACCTCAAGCGAAGCGATGTTCGCGCTCTGAGATGTGATGAGTGACTCAAACTGAGTGTCTTTGTAGTTCTGGATTCCATCCTCCAAGTTCGCTGAAACCAGAGACTCAAGGTCAGTTGTGTAACTGTTCAGAGTATCTTCAAGCTGAGTGAGCCCTTCGTTTGAAGCGTTGTAGAGTGATTCAATAACGCTTTCAGACACGCCGTTGTAGTTGATTCCAAACAACCTTGTAACAGAACCCCCACCCTGATTAGCAGCTTGAGTGTTGTAGATGGCGCTAACAACCTGAGAGATCTGAGTCAAGATGTCGTTTTTATCAGCACTAACTGCACTAATCGTGCTGGAAAGCGATGTTGTCACTTGGGCACCAGAAGTACTAAGGATAAGATCCATGGCGTTAAGGAACGCCGACATATCTGAAATGAAGCTCGGGTTTTCGTAAATGGCAGACCCAATCGGAATATCAGAAGACGGATCATCGTCATTCAGAGAGTTGGTCGTAGGAATACCAAACCCAATCTTATAGTCGGTAAATGCACCACCGCTTCTCAGGGAGTAGGATCCCTGATCTTCGTTAAAAAGGCCAGCGTTAGCCTGAGCTTGTCCATGGTAAGCAAGCATGAGCTCAAGGAAATCCTCTTTGCTCACGTTCGCTCCAGCTGGGGCAATGTTGGGGAAATGATTCGCCTGAAGTGGGACAGCTATAGAGGCGTCTTCTGAAATATTTGTCGTAGCCTGACCAATTGCGACGGTCATCTGCAGGGCACTGGTGTTAAGGCTGTCTCTGATCTGCTCATGAGACGCACTGGCTGAGCTAAGCTGCCCAGTAATTGTAGCCTCGTTGTCGTTTAGAGATCCTTCAAGCAAACCAACAAACTCATTAAGAGCATTTACGGTTACTTCACCTCCAGTAAGAGATGAGATGGCATCCTCAAAACCTGTGATTTCAGAATCAAGGTTATCGACAAAAGTGGTCAGCTCTACAGTAAGCTCATCGACACTTGGTGCACCCTCTTCGTTGATCACATTGACGATTGCATCGTAGAGAGATCCGACCTGCCCAAGCAAAATTTCATTTTGCTCTTCGAGCGCATCCAATACATCCTGATCAATAACAGGACCAACCACGCCATCTCCACCTTCCTCTTCTTCGCCTTCACCATTTGTCGGGTTGACTGGATCGTCTTGAACAGTAGATCCTGACTCCTGAAGAACCTCGACATCTCCAGAGAAACTCAAGGTCACGGCATTGTACACACTGAGTACGTACTCGTCGAGGATGGGGTCGTATCCACCAACAACTCTGACCTGACCAGAGTTAAGTGACGAGTCAATGGCCGACTGGAAGAGCTCCCTGAAGTACGACTTCATGCCCTTCTCAGAGATGATCTGAACACCGTTGGCTGGGTTGAACTTGTATACCTCTTGCTTCTCCTTGTTTGCGAAGTACAAGCTCTCCCCCACCTTGGCCACCGATTCAGGGTTGGTGCTACAACCATTGTCTCCCGCATAGAAAGACTGAGTTCCGATAACTTTCTCTGATGCTACGATCAACTCCTGACCAGTGAGGTCCGAGATGACACTGCGAGCGATTGGGAGGGCGCTGACCTTCTCCTCGTTCAGAACGAAAATAGAGTCTCCAAAATCAACGATCTTGGAAATCTGACCATGCTTATTGGGAAGATCCTTAAAGTTGCTTGTAGTGGCGTCAAACGTCGTGTATCGCAAGACAGGTGAAGACAGGCTGTTGAAGTCCGAGAAGGTCACAGAGGAATCTCTGCGAATCTCCTTTTGGAATCGGTTCATTACCTTGGGGCGCCCGTAATCATATTGGTCCGCACCAGAGATAACGTCTGTAAACGTCTTGCTTTCAACATAGTAGTCCAAAAACTTGGGGCTGCTAGTGCCTACATCCCTAATAAGGTTTAGGAATCTCTCCTGCTGTACGTTGTACGAAGGCATGGCTAGTGCAGTTCGTCTAAACCACACGTCACCGTTCTGAAGAACAATCTGGTTGTTCTCCCAGCTGGGCACCCCACCATCTCTAATCACGTTGTACTTGCGAGAGATCTCGTAGTAGACCCTGTTCTCAATATCCTGATTGTTGATAGGGCTGTAGATCTCAAAGACGCATCTGTTGTTCCACAGGTGAGCGTTAGAGGCAGAAGGGGAGGTGCCGTTACCGCTTTGAGCTGACTTCACATAGTCAAACGAGAATCCAGTTGCGCTGGGGTTGTCTCTCAAAACCAAGAACTGACCAACCTTCGAGGGGATGGCTGGAGGGTTGTCTTGGTTGATAAGCGGGTTGTCCTCGTCATCAGCAAGGTTGACCAGACCGACTACATCAAACTCATATGCAGTGGGGTACACCCTGTTAGACTGGTTCGAGTAATAAGAGATGATCCGCAGCTTGTCACCCTCCTTGTAGTTGTACAGGTCCTTGGTTCCAATTGTAGATACAGCCCCGAAAGACTCAGCGTAAGACACGTCTCTGTTCTCCTGAAGGTAGTTGAGGGAAACGTAGATGTTTCCGTTCGTTCCTTCGTTGGCGTGCTCAATGAACGCCCCACCAGCAGTGTACTGAATGAAGTCATCAACAGTGCTGTTGCCTCCGTAAACGATTTGATAGTGCCATGCCCACGACGGGGGAGAGCTGTTCAAGTTGACTTGAATGCTTACTGGCCCCTGAGCAACTCCGTTATCGTACCCGTCAACATACGTACTCCCCAGAGGCACCACGTCGGTGGATCTACCTCTCTGGTCGTAGAACACGATGCCGAAGTCGTGAGTGGCCTTTGTCTTAAAGGACCTGCTAGCAGTGCTGCCCGTGTTGGGAGGAACAGTTATAGCATCAAATGAGGTTACCTCAACGATTGCAGACTCTCTTTCGAGGATGGGGTCGTCAGCATCAGCAGCAGCTGAGTCCGACCACATGTCAATCGACGTAACAGCATTCTGATCATTTGGGACGAAGAGCAACGGCATGTTCCAGCTAGACTGACCCATAGCGTCCTTGAAAACTGAAGACTCAAAAGACCCGATGAATGGTGCGTATCCCATAACGATACACTTGTGGGTAACACTTCCAAAGTCAAGGCCTTTGTAGTTAACTCCTGCAAGTTCGCCAGAGTCCTTCCCGCTTGCTCCAGCCTCTCCGTCAAGTGTAGAGAATGCAAACTGGAAGAAAGCGTCTTCACGTTGGATGATCTCAATATCATCAAACTCTTGAGCATCAGCAGCGAACCTGCTGAATGTATGAATCAGTGCTTGTTCTCCACTGTATGCAAATGAGAACACCCCATCAAGTCTCTCAACTTGAGTCCGTGTTGTTCCTGCGGGGATGAGACCACCAAACCACCTTTTGATTTGAGTGACGTCAATCTCATCCTCAAGAGTCCCATAGATGCCGTTAAGTTCAACTGAATCAATCAATGGGTCCAATCCACTAACGATGAATGCGGCTTGAGAGCCGAGGTGAGTGAACATACCCCCAGCACCTGTTGCACCTAGCTCTGGGGCGCTAAGATCCCCAAGCTCAAACTGAATGAAATCAGGAGTCAAGCATACCCATCCGTCAAAGATGTTTCCAAACTGGAGATCAAGTTCACCGCCTTGGGCATTAGTCAAAAAGACGTCAGCCCAGTTGGAAATTCTATCGCCCACCCCTTCGCTCATATCCACATCGGGGATGCAAGTGAAGATCTCTGGGTTCTGGATGTCGACCAAGTCAAGAGCAAAGAATGAATTGTCCTGATTGCCATACTCGGACAAGGCGTACTGATCAGAGATATCTCTAAGTGTAAAGCTTGGTGTGGCCTTGTTCACAATAAAGAAACCGCATGGCTGCACGCCCCTTGAATCAGCAGCCTCGATTGCACTGTAGTCACCGACAGCATTGATCAGCTTAGTCCTGTAGTCGGGAGACCCGAAGACATTCAGCTTATCCTTGTTGGAGATGTTCAAGTCGATGTCGTACTGAGCAACGTTGTTTACAGAGATGGTGTCGATCAGAGGGATAGAAACGGGGTTTCCGTTAACTACTTGAGAATCAAACAAAGACGAGTCTCCTCTGAGATAGTTGCCAGTGAGGAGGTCTCTGATAATCAGAGATAGTCTCTCACGTGAGATGTCGAGCAATGTGCTGAATGAAGCGCCGAACTCAAGTGGTCTCCCCTGAATGATGAATGGGTTGTGTGCCGAAGTACCGTAAGTAACATCGATCTCACCTTCATTCGTGAACGCAGGAGCCCAACGAGGCATAGCTTCGTCGATAGAGTTTGCCGTTCTGTATGGAATCTCTGCAATAGACCGTCTTTTAAGACCAGACGTTTGCTCTGCTACAGAAGGAAGGTCGATACCACCTCCCTGAAGACTAGGGAAGAACGAAGCTCCTCCAGCAGCCATGCCAACAGTCTCATTTCCCATGTCAATGAAGAGACCCTGATGCTCAACCGATTGAGCGATGTGGCCCTCGGTACCATCACCGAGCTTGGTGAGCTGAGCACTTCCGTGGTAGCTGTTGCGTGACTCGTAGAAGTGGAAGTTATTGTCTGGGCTTACGTTCAGGTTGAAGATAACCTGAGTGCCAGCGGCAATGCTGTCAGGCAGTCCAGATGTATCCAGCTTGTATGCAGAAACCCTGTTGTGGGGAGAGGTGTCATCCGTAGAGTCGTTGACCTGTCTGATCTCTGGAATAACTTCCAGCTGAAGGGAGATAAAGTCGGTAGGTCTCTCAGCAAATCCGTGATTGATAGTAGCGTCAACATCGGGTACGTCGAACCCCTCAACGTAGTTTGCGTAGAAGAGTCGGTTATTGGTGATGTCTTGGGTGCGTGCCTTCTTGGGGACCGCATCAAAGTGGCGACGAGTCTCCCCAACAGGAAGAGCCGTGTAGATCTCATCGTTGTAGAACTTAGAAGAGACACTGCCTCCGCTGTAGTCTACCTCGTCTGCAATCAGCCACGCACCTGTGTTGCCGCTTCTTACCAAGATTCTAACGCGAGACACCTCTGAGGTGAATGCGTTATCTGGGATGTTGAGCTGGATGTAGTTCTCAGAGAAGAAGTTAGGGTTGGGCTGAGCACCCTGATTCAAGTAGGCAGATGGAACCGCCAGAGTAGAGTAAGTGCTGAGCGCACTCACGTCTCCAGACTTATATACGTTCTGGTATGCAAACTGAAATCCCCTCTCCCCCTTGAAGTTGCTGACCTTGTAGGTCGGATCGTTCTGGAAGCTCCACTGAGGTGGGTCAACAGGAGTTCTAGGGCAGACAGAAACAAAGTCCAAGAACTGCAAACCAGATCCAGCTTCGGAAGCTCTCTGGACATCAATCTTCTTCGGCTCCGTATGGTTGTCAGTGAAGAACAGGATGGGCTTCAAGTCGGTCCCCCCAACCACTGAGTTAGGGATATACACCACGTTGCCGTCAACGTAAGAGTTGCCCCTAAAGTTGAACAGCTCAGATGAGAGCAACTTCTGCAGGTTGTTGCCCGAAGTGTCGTAGAAGTAAACACCTGACTGTGAGCCATTTGGGCTGTACACAAAGTAGTAGATGCGGCCAGCACGCTCGTCGTTGCAGCTTCCGATAACCTTAGACCCAGTGGCAAGGCCGTGATCGGTAAGGTTTGTCACAGCCGAGTTGCCCTTGACTGGCTTCAAGACGCCGAAGTTTCCAGTGGCTGTTTCTACGCCTGAGGAGAACTCTCCATTGTTGTCGTCAATAGTTACGTTGACCGCATCCAGCATCTCATCCTGCTGGTGTAAACGTGTATCCTTGCTCGAATTGAGTCTTCTGGGAAATACTTTATCTATTGCCATTAGTACTTAGGTGCCTGCTTGAAGTTCTTTCTAATCGTTCTCAATGCCTCTTCTCTGGTGAAGTTGCTTAGACGTGCCTTAGCCTTGCGGCGCTCGTTGTAGTACTCTGAGCGGGCACGCATCTTCTCGTTTGCAGGTACCGTTGACTTTCTTTCGCACAACTTGTAGTAGATGTAAGCACGAAGAGCCTCCTCTGCGTACACGTGGATCAATGGGTTGGAGCTGCGAGCTTCGTCTGCAACGTACTCAATGACCACCTTGGTGATGTCGCTGCTTGTATCGATCTCCAGTCTGTTCTGGTCAAGGTTGATCCTGTACTCACCCATACCGTGACCACCACCGATTCCATACAACCCACCGAGATTGTTCTCGTAGATGTAGTTTCTGAACACGTAAGACTCAAACGGATCTCCGTTGTCTACGTCGCCGTTGGTTGACGTCTTGTCGTCGAGTCGGTTCTCTACTTCATTCTGCTCAAGGTACATGGGGCCTTCCTTGTCATCAACAGGGGTGGTGGTTCCGCTAACCTTGCGAGAGTAGTTGATGTTCTTGTTTTGGTTCAGGACATACACAACACCATCAGCACCAACGATACCAACCTTCACGAGGTCAACGTAGTCTGACGGGAGCTGTACCGTATTGTTCGAGTCAATGTCTCTCTTCAGGGACTTGATGCGAGCAGTCACATCAAACCCAAACTCTCGGATACCTCGGAGAGCTACGTTGCGAAGCATTGCGTCATTGATGTTTGAGATGTGATCATCCACATCCATGGTCAAGACAAAGTCATCCATCACCTGTCGTAAGGTGACGTAGTTCATTCCCTCGGTAGATATATCCTTAAATGCCATGTGTTATTGTTGTGAAGCGCCGTAGCTCATCAGAACGTTGTCCCTGAGGGATACTCCGATCATCATACAGATCTCTTTAACAACCTCGTCTCTGAACTCAGCAGGCAGGTCAAAGGCCCTGCAGTCAAATGGGTTGGGGATCACAAGAGACCCTGAGGTCTGAGCTGAGTAAGAAGGCTGTCTCCTGTAGTCAATTTCGCCTGCCGCAAAGCGTGCACCTGCAGTCTCGTAGCGAGAGGTGGGGTTGCGGTAGTAGTTGATGTATACGTCTGAGCCGGGGCGTGGGAAGATCTCAATCTCAGACGAAACCAATCCAACGGGGAAGTCATCCGTAGGAGCAGACAGGTTGCTATTGAGGATACGGGAAATCTTTTCACTGTTATAAATCAAGTCCACGTTCACGCTGTCGTCGTTGAACACAGAGATGATTCGGTTCAGGTTCTCGGGCTTTTTGTAGACGCCTGAGTCATCGTAGATGGACGGGATGTTTACCTGCTGAAGAATCCCAGAAGAGATGTACTCAGAGATAAAGTTCTTGGCCTTTAGGTACAGAGAGTCCTCCCCGCCTAGGTCCGCACCGCTTCTTCTCAAGGCCTTGCCCTGAAGTGCGGCATCGTAGATCTTGCCAAAAATCTTAGACTGGACAGCAGGCAGGAGAGAGTTAAACATCTCTGGGCTCACAAATCCCTTCTGGTCCTTGTTGGCTAAATCGCGTACTGCATTGTATACTTCAATGACGCTAATCATGCAACAAATATACAAACAAAAAAAGAGGCCCCGAAGGGCCTCTCTGTTAACCGAGCTTCTCTAGCCTATCCTCTAGAGTAGCTAAAACAGCTGCCCCCTTTTCTGTAAGACAGAATCGAGTCATGACATCCGTCGCGTCCATACCCGCTGGAACAGACACGATCAGCTGGTTGCTGTCAAACCAGTATACTCCACTAGACTTCAGATTAATGATCTGATAGTCAGCAGCTTGAGACACAGTTGCGCGAACTGTTACTTCAGGTGAATCGAAGGCTTGAATGAAACCAGATGGATTCTTCTTCGCAGTCTGCAAAAGATCGTAACGAATCTCTGAAGTGGCTCTGTTGATGTTGATGCCGTAGTAGAGGGCCACAGGAAGCAGTTCCTGAATGTCCTTCTCGCGAACCATCATGATGGCTTCTGACTGAGAGAACTCACGAGCAAGCTCCTTTTCGGCGTCTTGTTTGTCGTCCACGAGGCGGAAGAGGCTACCTCCGTTCTCCACGTTGTCGGGGTGAGCATCGAGGAAACGTGCAAGGTTTGGCTTCTCCTTGGGGACGAGGAGGCGTCCGTTGCGGAAGATCACGGGCTCACGCACTGCGTTGTCACTCTGGTCCTCAACGAAGATTGAGTTCTCGCGGGGGCAGTAACGAATGTTGCGGATTCGGTTCTCTGATTCGTCAAAGATCTGCACGGACTTCTGCTTGAGCATCAGCACGATACCGCCTCCCTTTTGAATCTCGTAGATTCGGTTGGTGGGTTTTACCTCCTTCTGACGAATGGTGGGTTTCTTGGCGGGTGCCGCCTTAACCTTTGGTTCTGCCACAGCAGTGGGCGCTGATTTTTTAGGACGTCCAGCACGTCGCGTAGCTTGTTCAGCCATAACAAATGTATTTAATTAGAGTGAATAAAGGTCGTAAAGTTCTTTCGCAATTCGCTGAGCCTCAACAGATCCGATATCTCTACTGATAACTCCGAAGCGTCCAAGCCTTCCACTGAAGGAGTGAGTGGTGTTCTCGTTGGCAGACCCAATGTGAGTCAAGTCCAAGGTACCCGTAGTTGACCCGTTCTTGACGTTTTGAGTGCCCTCAGCGGGCTCATCGGTTACTGCAGGTATGATCGCCAACAGATTTCCGTCAGCGTTGTATACAGACACGTTAAAATCCTCATCTCTTCTGATGACGAGTACACATGGTGTGATCTCATCTAAGCTCACAAGAGTTTCGGTGATAGCCGCCTCCCCATATCTATCCTGATATGAGATGCCGATCTTGTTCTCGATATTAGACTTGATGTTGTCTACCCTACTGGCAATACCGACTCCTCCACTAGAGTCACCAGCATCAACACCGTAGATAATCGGTGCTTCCTTGGTCGTTGCCGAATTGCCATTCGAGTACACCATGTACATTGTGTAATCACCATAAATGGTTAGGCTGTTAGCCAGAGAGATGTACGAGTCTACAGAAAAGAAGGCTGTATTGATTCCTGTAGAAAAACCTGATTTTACGGTTCCAGTGAGCTGAGTCACACTTCCCGTGACGCTGCTGAAGTTATAGTCAGACCCCCCAGTTCCTGCATTTACCCAAGCAGAGATGTTACCACCGCCTCCTCCAAATACCGCATCCCTTGAATCCAAATCAAGAATCGGTTTGTTTTCGGCAGCCCCAAAGTTGATGTCATTGATCGTATTCGAGGATGCCGCAGTAAAGCCATTGTCTGTAATCACACTGGTCTTACCAGTGACTCTGTTTACAGGGTGGGCATGCAACACCGCGTTTATAAGTCCTTGATCCTCAGCATCAAAGACTAATGCTTTGCTTCCTTCTCGCAGTCCAGCGAAGTTGGAGATGCTTTCGATGGTGGTGAACTCTTCACCTACTTCACAGCTAATGGTGACGTACGACTTCTGAATAGACTCACCTGTACTTAGGTTGCTTTCGTCGTATCTAGAAACATCGTTGTAGAAGATGCTAACCCTACCTGACGAGGCGGTCATATGAGAAATAGACTTCACTGGGAGTGAAATAATCTCAATGCCAGTACCATCATCTGAGACGCTAGCTCCCGCAGCAGTAACGTCTTTCAATTTAAATATGATGAACTTATCCATTGACGCAAATATACAAACAAAAAAGAGGCCACAAAGGGCCTCTTTCTTTCGTAATAGATCAAGTATTAGGCAACAGTAACGTTCAAGCTACCAACCAATCTCCATCCAGAATCACCAACCCACATGAACTCAGCGTAGTTTCCAATAGCTGCAGCAATGGCAGCAGTGGATCCGTCCGCGAAAGTTGAAGGAGTGATGGTTGCGATACCAGCAGCATCATCCAAGATGACCTTTTTGAGCTGACCGACTTTAGAGCCATCAGCGAGAGTGATCGCAACAGCACCGCCAGCAGTCAACTCAGTGACGTAAGCGTCCACAGAAACGGCACCAGCGCCAGACTTGGTCTCTCTGATTTTATCGGGAATCAAAGGAAAAATCATGTTTCAAAAGTTTAGGACTAAGAGAAGGGGCCGAAGCCCCCTCTCCTTCGTCTAGTTAGAATCAGTACTTGAGCAACACGTGTTGGTTAGCAGCGCGAGTCACCAACGCGATCTCAGAGCGGTAGTGGAACGTAGCCACGTCCTTACCGTCTCCGCCGTTGTTGTTGTGACCCAGCACACCGCCACCAGTCACCCAGTGCTCCATCTCACGAGAGTAACCGTTAGCCTCCTTGTAGCAGAGCTCCAAAGCAGGTGCCTTCACACCAGTACGAGCATCAGCAATGTTGGCCAATGGCACCATAGCACCAGTGTAACCGCCAGTAGTAACGCCACCCAACAAGGTAGGATCGTTCAACAGCTTCCAGTCGTGCTTGTGGAAAGTGTAACCACCGCGAGTGAAGCTCTTGAATCCGAGCTGGACAGCCATGTCAGCATCGTTGTTGAACGCACCGAACTGACCGGGCAAACCAGCAGTGAGTTGCGTTCCGATACCTGCAGCCAACATGTCATCGATAGCCAAAGACTGAGTTCTGTTCAAGTACATAGCGTACTCGGCAGGAGCACCCTGCTTGTCGAGCTCAACCAAGATGGTGTCGAATTCAGTGAAGCTGTTCAAAGGATCAGCGCCAGTACCAGTCACCTGCATACCGCGAGCCTCCAAAGCAGAGAAGTAACCCTCAGAGCCAGCAACGTCAGACAAAGCACCGCCTCCGTCGTTGATCTCACCGAAGAGCAACATCATTTCACGACGATCCATGAAGCGCTTACGAGCTTCCTGCTCACCGTGCATGAACCAACGGTAGTCACCGTTTCCAATGTTCACGTAGCCGATGTTGGTAGCTTGTGATCCGTTCACTTCGTAACGGTCCTTCACGATCATGTATGGGTTCTTGCGACGCTCGGGCTCAGTCTCCAAGAAGGTCTCAGGCTGGTTGCTGCCCTGTGGGTGCATGTTGCCCAAGATGATGAACTCATCGTTAGCAGAGATAGTCACAGTGATGCTTTCACCGTCGAGGGTAGAGATGTTGAAGGTGCTTCTGTCAGAAGCAACGGTGTCAACGATGAACTTGTTGCCAGACTCTGCGTGCATCAACACGTCGTACTTGTTAGGGGTCTGCTCAACGGTGCTCACAGGATCCACAGACAAGCTGTCAGCAGAAGAAGCAGAAGAGAAAGATGCACCAGTCTCGACCACCAACTTCACGTGGCGACGACCTTCTTCGAACCACTCGACTTGGTCGGCAGAACCACCGCTGTTCACAGCGCCAGTCAACTGAAGGAAGCCAGTGATACCCTGATCGCCGTAGGTCTTGACCAAGAGGTCACGGACGTCAGGCTTGTTGAAGTCACCGTTTTGAGTGAGGAAATCGCCCAGAGCTTGATATTTTCTGGGGTCTGTTGCGAAGGCGCTAGGAGAGCCGTCGATTACGGGAGCATCAGTCCCGCGAGTTGAACCAAGAGTAGCCATGGTATAGCTTAGATTTTAAATCTCATCCCTGAGCCGCCGAGCATGATTTGTTTTAGTTGATCGACGACGGGATCAGAAGTGTTGTTAATGTTTTGCTGTTGTGGGGCGCTAGCCTGAACGTTGGCAGCTTTTTCTACCAAACCCCGCTGACCATCACTCAGGCCCTGTCTGTAGATAGACTGAGCAATCTGATCAATGTTGTCAACCAAGGCTCTGTGAGAAGAGAGCGTGTCAATGTCCCAACTACCGTCATCCCGAATGTAAGGGTCGAAGTACTCGTCGAGACGAGCGTTCTTATCCTTGAGTTGAGACTTGTAGTCGTCTTGCAAGCCAAACGTGAAAGTCTTGTCCTGACCCAGATCGAATTCCAATCCAGTCAGTGAGTCGACCTCACGAGACATGTTCGCGATCCACTCGTCATCAACGATGGACTGAGGCTGTTGATCTTGTTGCTGGGGCTCTGGGGCGCGGTAGGTCTCTCTCAGATCCGTAATGCGCTTACGAGACTCAGCAGCGTCAATCTTCAGCTGCAGTTGTGAAAGCTTGATCTCATCCTCCGTGTGAACGTCGGGATCGAGCTTGTATTTGCTGTTCAAGAGAATGTCGATCTCCTGTCCGCTAAGGTCCTTGTACTCCGTAGCCATGCTCACGCGAACCGCCATAACGTCATCCATCTCAGATGGGTTAAGGGATTGGTATGTGAACCAGTCTTGAGGAGAACGTCCAGTCTCTTGAACGAACTTAGAGATAGCTTCGACTCTCTCGTCGAGCGGGGTGGAGGGCTCAGTGACAGGCGTCAAGTCGTCGAAAGAAGTGATTTCGCGTCCAAGCCTCTCGCTCAGAAAGCTCATCACAGCACCCTCGATGTCTTGGTCGCTGTAGTCTTGAGTCTCCGTTGGTCGCTCCTGCGATTCAGGAGCGTTATCAACTATAGTTTCTTGAATCGGTTCGGCGGATGGCGCCTCAGTATCAACGACCGACTCCTGAACTGGAGCCTCTGGTGTTTCTACTGGTGCTTCCTGTGCGGGAGCTTCTGCGACCTGAGGTTCAGACTGAGCCATGCTAGCCTGAAATTCCGACGCATCATTGAAGATCTCGAACGTACCGCCTTCTGTTGGATTGTTATCCTCCATTGTATTTAATTAAGGGTGTTTGTTCGTTACGCTGGGCCGTAGTAGGCGATGATAGAGCCTGAGGCAATATCAACGGTATCCCACTTGCCGTAGATGGTGATGCCTTTTGGGAAGACGTCAGCAGAAGTGACGAGGTCGCCAGTAGCGTCGAAGTCATTGTCTACTCCATCAGACCCAAAGATCTGCTTGTTGTTCACCGCCTGAAGGTCACGGAATGTAGTGTCCTCCAAGCAAGTGATAGCAACGAAAGCATATCCGCTAGGACACGTCAGGTCCTGCGCGGTGGTGGTGTTACAAAAGCAAGAACCAAGCTGCCCGAAAGCAGCCTGATTCGCTTCACCTGTGTTAGAAAGGTTTGCCATTTTATGTGAGTTTAACTGCTGAGCTATCCAAACCGAAGACCGCACACTCAACCATCTGGTCGACGTCAGTGGAGTAAGCCTTCATGGTCTGATCGTTCTGAGCAGGGATAAACGCGAATTCTCCGCCACCAATCTTCATGACTACTGGATCGTCAGTGGCTGTTTCGGCATACAAGTACACATACTTCTCCTTGTCCTTGGACAGGTTCTTGATGTACAGGTAGGCGTTTTCGAGCTTATCGCTTGCCTTGTAGACAGTGATAGCATCTGAGCCAGCAGCAGTGCCAAGAATCTTGACGCGCTGGACATTGCCAGAGTCAGCATTGATGATCATGTTCACCCCGATGTTAATCGGTGATGTCATGACCGTGGTGGTAGAGAGACTAAGTGTAGCTCTTACCGTACCCATTATGCTTCGTAGATAACGAGGTATTCAACAGTCATGTTGACTGCAGATGTGTCGATGTCGATGTCTGCGTTGTCGCCAGTGGTGTCTGCACTCCAAGGCATGAACAAGAAGTCACCTGCATACAAGCGTCCGACCTCAGTAGCACCGACCTTGACGGTGATGTACTCAGAAGCGGTTGATGAGATGTTCTTGATGTAGACCTTGTGAGCCTTGTCATCGGAGTAGTCCGCTGCGAGGATCAGAGCTGTGTCAGTCTGAGCAGACGCATAGAACTTTCGTGCAACGCCCGTAGTCTGATCGAGACCAGTAGCGTTACCAGCCTTGGTGAGCTGAGTGGTGGTGCTCAGAGAGAGAGCATCGCCAGTCAAGTCTCCACTCGAAAGCGTGAGGGTTGCTGTTGTAGTAGCCATGTTAGTAGTAAGTGGTTTTTAGTATTGCAAATATATCACTTTTTCTTTTTGTCTGCTCTGATCTTCGCGGCCTCCTTTTTACCGAACGGGGAATTCACTCTAGCGGCAGCCCACTCGTGTTGAGTGACGTTAGGCCTGTTACCAGAACTCATGTATGCGGCAAGACCTCTCTTGTATACTTCCTTCTCGGCGGCATCAAGACCAGCCATGCCTCCCTTATTCAGTTTCTTAACTGCTCTCATAATTTATCTCTTTCTTTCATTAGAGCCTGCAAGTTCTTTGGGTATGGCTTACCCTTCTTGTAGATCTCTGCGATCTTGCGAATGAGCTCTGCTCTACGAGTAGGGTTCTTGCTGCCCCTAAGGTATTTCTTGTTGATATTCATGAGTGGTTGACGAGCTTGAACTTAGCCTTGGCAATTGCCTTATCGTGAGGCTTGTAGTCTCCCTTCATCAAGAAGTATCTACCACCCTCCTGCATCCAATGGTACCCAGATGGAGGCGGTACCTCGACCGACTTCTGAGAGATCTTGAGCTTGCCCCCCTTGTTGTACTTAACGGTGTTCATCACCACTTAACCTTATTGGCCCAGTAGGCTGCGCTCATCTTACCCTTGGCAATGTTCTTTGCGTGACGGGCCTTGAATGAAGCGCGTTTCTTTTTCATCTTGGAGCCCTCACCAGCCTTAGGCTTGCCCGCTGTCTTAGCACCCTGCTCCCCAAAGCGAATCAGCTTGACCTTGTCACCAACCTTAGCCAACACGATGTGTGACTTCTTCGGGTGCTTGGGTGTACGCTTTGCTTTGTTGACACCAGCCAATCCATACTTCTTGAGCATGTTCTTGACTCTCTTCCCTACTGCGCTTGGAGATCCCATGATGCAAATATATCAAATATCAGAAGAGTACTCCATTAGGTTCCCGTGGCGTAAGTCATCAAGCTTATCAGCGTCTGAGATAGAGTCATCTGTGTAGAACGATACCGACGGAATGTTGCCTGCTTTGGCCCACGTCACCGCTCCTGACTCGGTCTCGAAGTATTCTTCAATACCAGACATCCTGATCACATACCCAGCCGTGATCTTGTTGCCAGTATCTGTTGCAGTCTTTGCCATTAGAATACAGAGTAGTGATTGTTTATATCTGTCATTACGTTCGCTCTAGTTGGCATCGTGTCAGACCAAATAATTAACTCGGATACGTAGCCTTGAAGTTGTGCGTTTCCGTTATCTGACCTCCTGCCAATAGCAGCCTTTAAGCTACCGTTATTGATAGTACCAGAGCTAGGGTAGCCTGTGTCTGTATCTGCTTTGTCACCGTTGAAATCAATATCACCTTCATAAGGTGAGGCAGAGACATAGGCGTTTATGATGTATTCATCATTGACAGATATTGTCGTGTTGCTGTCGCTCCTTCCAAGCTCTCCACCACTATATCTTGCAGAGATTCTAAGCTTGGATGACGCACCCAATACGCTAAGCTGAGTGACCTGAGTCGATGTTGAAGAAGACCACTGGCTAAATACTTGTTGTGCAGTGGTCACAGACTTAAACTCAGTAACTGCTGAGATAAGCAACTCATCACCGTTGTTAGAGACAAACGTATTCTCCAACCATCTTGCAGTAGAGCCAAAGTAAAAATCAAGCGCTGGGATTGAGTTGTCTGTGGTGGTAATTAGGTTTCCAGAACCGTCAACAATGTAGGGCCTTGACCCTGCCGTAGACTGAGTCATGTTGTTCCCGTTTCCAGATTGATCCAGCCAAGTCGAAATCCTGCCGTAGTTGCTGCCGCAGTGGGATGCAAGGGCTGCTGTGTCTAGGTTCCCACTCGAATCAAACCCAATAGTAGCGAAACCTCCTGATGAGTTTTCTACAACGATAGCCCCAGTAGCCGAAGAAGACAGCTTTCGAAGGCTGTAAGCAGCTACAGCCCCACTGTAAGTGTCCAAGAAGTAATCAACTGGAACACTAGAACCAGACACCTTCGATATGCTGTCTTTAAGCACACCATCTACTTTGCTAAGACTAGTCCAAGAAACTCCAGAAAGCTTGTCTATGCTCATGACAACTCAACCCAGTCTTTAGACGGATCAAAGTAAATCTCTCTGGTGCCTGCGTTTGTGCAGTACCCTACAATCCTGACGACATCACCACTGCCTGAAGGTGCTGTGTTGGTAATCTCACCAGAAGTGCCTGAGACATACAGCACGTCTCCAGTTGTGAATCCAGCCCAGTCTCCATGACGAGCAAGACCCTTGATGAGGTACTTGGGTGAGTCGTCTACAATCGCAATACCTAGCATACCTGTAGATGACGAAACAGCATCTGCATCAGTCTCCTCCCATTGCTGGGATGAGTCAAGATAGTAGAGCTTTCCCTGCTCTATGTCTCCGTCAACCCCAGCAGGTCCGCTACCGAAAGACACAATGTCTCCGTAGTACTGATCACTACTTGTGGGGGATGGTATTTCTCTCTGACCTTTGATAGTCAAGGTACTGCCATCAAACACAAGGGAGTTTTCAGCAGTCAAGGCAGAGGTGCCGTTGCCAGTAATGACGCTGTTTGATGTGAAGGAGGTTGCACCCGTACCCCCTCTAGTGACGGGAAGCGTTCCTGCAGAGAGATCTGAAGCGCTGCCGCTAGTAGCTACATCTGCTAGAGTAGTAGGCGTGGCTACGCCAGATGCATTGCCGATCCAAGCTTGACCGTCGGGAATGTTGGGTACATCGTTAGCCCTTCCAGCACCCATAATGATGCCAGAGATCTTGTTGCCACTCGTGTTTACCTTGATGATAATCCCAAGGTTTTGAATAGCATTTGTGCCAGTCGGCTTGGTTGTGGTCCAGCCACCAGAAGCACCTAAGTAAACAGTCTGACCCTCTGAGTAGATAGAGGCGTCAGGAACGTCTACGTTGTTGATAAAACCAATAGCAATACCCAACCCCTCACCATCGTCAGCGAGGTCTTGATCTAAGACAAAATGAGCTGGATAGTTCGTGGCTGCATCTGCAGCAATAACCTCGGCTTGATTCCCGACAGAGCCCGTAACGTGGACAGGAGTTCCCTTTGCAAGCGGGCCTCCGCTTACGTTCTTTACGTTTTCAGAAATAGTCTTCGGGTAACCAAAAGAAACTGTACCTGCACCGTCTGTGGTGAGGACCTGTCCATCATCACCGTCATCAGAAGGCAAAGTGTACGCACTCCACTTTAAGTTGTAGTCAGTGGCCCCGTCTTTTTGAAGGAACTCATTGTTGGATCCGCCAGAGATAACGCCTACGCCAGCAACACCCTGAGAGCCCTGAGGTCCAGCAGCACCAGTATCACCCTTCGCACCCTTGGAGGTTACAGCAACAGGGCTAGAAGCAACACTGTTTACAGTAACCGCCGTCGAAGCAGATACATTGACGTCTACAGAAGTAGAGTCTTGAACCGTTACTGTAATGTCACTCATTACGCATCGATGGCTTCAGAGATGTCCTCGTTCACCACAAACGAACCAAACAGGATTGTCTTGTGGATATCCAATCCGCCAGTAGTGCTTGGCTTGATGTACTGGATGTCGTAAGAGTACTTACCCGAAGCAATGGACCGCATCGTCAAAGCCGAAGCCTGAATGGTTGCGTTACCGCTGTCATCCACAGAAACTGGTTCAAAGTTGTTGGCAGCCTTGACACCCACGTCCGATGTGCCGAGGATGAGTCCACCCTTACCAGTTTCGTTAGGCAAGAGGTTCTCTCTCACCTGAACAATGAATCGGTAGTTGTCGGTAGCCAAAGGGAGTGCCGTACCCGCAGAGTCCTTGAGAGTGACTGTGAGCGTGAAGGTGTCACCACGCTTGCACGTGATGTCCAGTCTAGTAGATTCGTCGAGGTTTACTTTACTCGCCATTATTCAAACATATTTGTAAATGGTTGGGGCTCTCCTTGGATTTCTCCACGGTTGCCCTTGCGCTGTGAGATAAGCTGAGACTGCTTAACTGCTTGCTTATCAACACGTTCGTCCTTGCGATCCTCCTTGAGGACCTCCAGCTTTTCTTTAAACTCCTGCTCCTCTGTGCGGAATCCGAGAGTAGCCTGTGCTCTGATCATTTCGATCTGCTTGCGCATCTCGTGCTCCATCTGCATGCGCTGCAACTCCAACTGACTCTTCATCTGCTCCATCTGCATATCGATCTCTGCTTTCATCTGCATCTCCTGCTGCTTGGCCTGAGATGCTGCTTGAGCTGACTGCTGAGCCACCTGAGCCTGCATAGCTGAGTTCTGCTGAGAGATCTCTTGCATGCGCTTCATGCGCTTGTTGCGACGAACCACGAGGAGTCTTTCCGCTTGATTGATGTCACGCATGTTTCGGATAGCAATGGCATCCTCGATATCCAACTCCTTCTGACCCAAGGCCATCTGGATGTTCTGCTCAAGGTACATGCGGTCCTTATCCTCCATGTCCTTAACTACCTGAACACCAAAGTTGTACATAGGTAGATCACCGAAGCTGCTGAGGACCTTCATGTTGGTCTCACCGATAGCGTTGGTGTAGGCTTTGTAGATAGGAGTTTCTTGAGGAAGGATCTGCAGACACTTGACGATGTCTTCGCAAACCTTCTTGTAGATGACCATGGCTGCATTGGTGATGTCGTAGATGGCGTTGTTGCCAGCCGCGATGGCGTTCTGCTGAACACCCACCAACGTATCTCCCTTAGGAGTAGATGCATCCATCATCTCATTGATTCCCGTCACGTCGCGGATCATGCGGAGGTAGTGGTTGTACAAACTCACCAACTCGTTGATGTTGCGAATGTGGTTGTCAATGGTTCTGACAGGTGGGTTCTGAAATCCTCCCTCTGGGTTCTTGCTTCTGTAGTAGAAGACACCAGTCTGCTCGTAGATGTCGTGCAGCTCCAATGGCTGAAGCTCACCACCCTTACCGAGCTGGACATTCTCCAGTCCCTCGATGTCAATAATCAGTCCATCAGGCTTCGCCTTGGCAAGTGCCTGCTGAAGCTTGAGGTGGGTGATCTGCAACATGTCCGCAAAGCCAACGCATCCGTCAATCAATGACTTAGGAATCATACGTCTGATGTTCGTGGCGATGCACGAGTAAGACATACGAGCCTTAGAGATGTCGTGGATGTTCTTTGGGACGTTGCTCTTCATTCCGTAGTCGAAGAGCTTGTCGCAACCCATGATGTAGGAACCACCGTAGATGGTTTGAATCTCAAGCTTGTGAGGCTTGCGTGAGAACACGGAGTTCTTCTTCTCCTTGTAGTTAAATCCTTCGTAGAAGAAACCGCTGTTACCGTACTGATTCTCTTTCTCTTCGAAGTAGATGCAGTCAGTGGACACAAACTCAAAGTCCAAGATGTCAACCATGAACTCATCGTAACCATACATGGTTCTGTTCAGGCTACGGTCGTACTGGGTGTCGTTGAGCTTTGACTTGTCGTACCCGTTCTGGTTTGCCACGGTGGTGGCGATTTTCTTGAAGTCCTCTTCTGTGAGCTGACCCCCAGCCAATCGCTTCAACTCGCTGATGCTCACGCGCTTAACGTGGCCAGCGTAGTTCAAGTCATTCATACCGGGATCTTCGGTGTAGCTGTGGACGAAGTTGATTGGATCCACATACTCCTCCTTGATCCCGTAGCTTGGGTCGTTGCTTCTCTTGACGACGCCCATCCCCAGAGCGACGAGGTCATTAACGACCCTCCTGAAGATGCCGTCGTTGAAGTTGCTCCAAGACAAAGTCAGGTTCGTTCCAATCTGTGCAGCAATCTCTGCATCAGTCTTCACGTTGGTTTCCAAGAAGATTTCAGCCTCCTCAAGAGTCTCTGGCAAAGTCTCTGGGTCATCACCCAGCACGAGCCCTCCAGTCATCTCCTTAAGCTTCAAAAGCTCTTCACGGAGCATGACCTGATTCTTTACCCTGTTCTTCTCCTTTTGCTTCTCTGATGAAGAGATAGGATCAATCGCCTCAAGGTTAGGATACGGATCTCTTGACAGAATCTTGTTTGAGACAATCTTGGCGAACTTAGGGAGGATTGGGACAGGGGTGTAATCGAGGTTGACCAAACTGCCATCAGCATTGTTTGGATCGAGGTTGGTCAGGATCTGCTTGTAGATAGTTGTATCCTGAGTACCGTTGGCGTACTCCCTGTTACGCTCAAATGTTTTGTTTCGCTGTCTGATCAGAGAGTTCTGATTGGTCAGGCTTCCCCACTGGCTCTCGATAGCCTTGGCGTAGTTCGCGCCGTAAGCCTCTGAAGATTTTTCTTGTTGAGAAGCTAGCGGATCGGGGAAGTTGCTAGACTTCTTGTTACCATATGACTGCATTACTGTGGGCGCATTTTGTGCAAATATAAGAAATTACCCGATGGGCTTATATCGCCTAAAGAACTTGGCCTCAGTCAGGTTAGACTCCTTCTTTTTTTGTTTAATTTTCTGGGCAGCAAGGAGGCATAGACCAGAACTAATAGAAAGGTCAAACTTGGTTCTGTTGTCGATCTTAAAACCAATCCAGTCCTCCAGCGTTGCATTGAAGTACATCTTCCCGTAATCTCCAGTATCCCTGTTGATGCCTACGTAGTCGTGGATGTAGGCTTCGATTGCATGAGCATGAGCCTGAATAACCTCCTGAGAGTTAGAAGGTATACCCTTGGTCTTCACGTTCACTTTAGCGTTGGGGGCGGAAAGATGTCTTGGGCGATTCATTAAGTAACCGTCGTAACCTCTTGACTCAAAGTATCTTGCGATACCGTACTTGTTGTTCTCGATCAAGAGAGGGTACCCATAGAAGACCGCTGCCATGAGGCAGTCCTCGTAGAAGATCTTAGCTAAAGGTGGACGGGACGCATACTCCACTACAAACATGTTCGATGGATGCTCCATGTGAAACTTGTTGTAGAGATGTAGCGCACCCTTAGACCCCCGTCCGTCGACGGTGGCATCGAGGTCATAAGAGTCAACCCCGCCTACCCCCAGCTCTGCATTGGGTGGAATACGTTTGTTTCTTTCGAACTTCTTCTGGTTCCTCAGCTCTTCGGGTGGCATCCATGCAACTCGAAACCTGCCTTGGGGGTCAGGCTTGAAGACCACTTGGGTGTCCTGAACGCCGTTCTTCCATACGAAGTTACCCCTGACTACAGGGTTGGGGAACAGGTCGTCGTTGTACTGAACCTGCTCATAGATCTTGCCGATGTTGAAGAGACTACCTTCGATACTGTCACGGAAAGCCTCGTCAGTGGTGAAGGGGAACTGCCTCGTTATCTCATTGAGTTCCGAAGGATCATCCTTAAGACTCTCTCTTTCATTCTTGAGAAAGGTCTTCGCACCCATAAAAACAGAATCGCCGTCAAGCCCATCCACCACAACAGGAGGGTCGTCAACAATGGGTCTACCGTAAACATCGAAAAATCCTTCTAATGATTCGTACGAAGGTATAAAAAGTCGGTACAGTCCAGATCGGGTTCTACCATTTGCGTTTCTCTGGGTAGGGTCGGAGTCAGCCCACAAGTCCTTGTACTCCTTGCCACCCTTATCCATAGGATTCACGGTGCTACCAACCAGAGCCTTGCCTACAATCTTGCGTCCAACGATGAGACACGTACGCTGGATCCTCCAAGCGTCACGGATGTCTGTTGGCTTCTCCCACTTGCCCGCCTCATCGAGATACAAGATGTGAAGCTTCTCACCGTCGTATGCGTTGTTAGTGGTATTCTTCCAGTTGATGACCGTGTTCAGGGCTTCTCCCGAGAGAGAAGTTTTATTGTTCTTCGTAATACGTTTTGAAGGCTCTCTAAAAGCGAGCTCCATCCTTGGGTTGGTTGTACCATCTTGAATTGGTTTAAAGAAGAACGGGTAGTGACGGAACATTTGAACCACCTTCTTCATGAAGATGTTCTCCTGAGCATCCTTACCCGTCTTGGATTGAATACCTAACAGCTTGTCCTTGACCTGTGTGGCCTCATCTAGAAGCACAGACGAGCAGATATTCGTATACCCGCTACGCCTGCACTTCGTGTAGAGCTGCCCGATACATCGGGAGTCCGCCTCACACGCTGCCATATGTATGAAAATATCTCTCTGAAAGGACAGGAAGCTAGGATAACCAATATCCAGCTTCGTCCATTGAAGCATCATGTAGTGACGCCCCGTAATGTATGTAGGCTCACCGTCATTAAAAAACCAAAAGCCCTCACGCCGACGGCGAAACTCCTCCTCGATATACGGAGAAAACCTTTGTCTGAACTCCCTAGGCATCTCGCTCCACTCATCCATAGAACGAACCCTAGACAACTCCTCGGGCATAGACCGCCTCTTCCACATTTGCATGTCGACTGACTCTCCATATCCCGCAATCTCCTCTTCGGGAGGCTGAGCGGGAAGAACAATGACCAGCCCACCGAGCTCGATAACGTCACCCTGTGTGCCCTTGGGACAAATTGAGATAGCAAGGTCCTCATACTCTTCTATGTTGACGAGAGACCCCATCAGAATACCTGACCGTACCGATTGCTTCGGAAACTTGGTGCACCAGACTTAGGGTCTTTGAGGTCCATGTATTTGCCGCATAGGCATTGGATGTCATGCTTAGCAGATCCGTCGATGATCTTGATGGATACGCCGCTCCTACTCTCTTCGTGGTCGCAGCATTTGCAGATGTAATCAGCCATGATTGTTTATTTAATTTGTACGCGAGGAGGGAATCGAACCCCCAGCCTACACTTTAGAAGAGTGTTGCTCTATCCAGTTGAGCTACTCGCGCGTTCTGTTATTTGTTTCTTCTCTCGTGTGTCTTTAATCTGTGGCAGTTGGCGCACCTAACTTCGCATTTTCTGATCTCTTCTTTTATTGTAGTCAGTCCATAAGACTGATTCACCATGTCAGCTATGTTGTTGATCTTGTCTCCCCTTACGTGATCAAACTCAAGGATAATTGGATTGTTTACTCCGCAGTCAACACAACCGTACATTCTCTTTACTCTGCTGACAAACTCCCTAGACCATTTGCGCTGGTTCCTATTGAATGCCTTAGCCTTATCCTTGTAAGCTTTCTTATGCTTTTGATAATGCTTCTTTTGGTACTCTCTGTTGTAGCGCCTACGAGCTTCGGGGTCTTTCAGTGGCATCAGTCCTCGAATTCATCGTTCCAAGACTCTTCCCAGAATTTGAAATCGGTCTTGTTTTTTTGAAAGACGATTGCCCTCCAATCATTTAGAGAATCTCTCAGCGAAACCTCCGCTGTAGTCTTTTGCTTCTCCGATCTCTCCATTGCTCTGTAGGTCTTTAATCATTTGCTCCAACCGCTGACGCTCAACGATTAGCTCCTTACAATCAGTAGCGGTCTGCTTGATAGACTGAAGCTCAGCCTTGCGTGCGCTTCCGTTGACCTCTGGGTCTACTGGCTTCTTGATCTCATCAATCATGTTGTTAATGGCGACCTCCATGCTCTCCATAAGCCTGCCAGCAGCCTCAATCGTTGTGAACTTCTTGCGTGGCAAAGCGTACGTATTGTGGTGTTTTCTCTCCCATGTATGCTCCTACGACGTTGTAGTTTAAGTACTCCACCGCATCCTCATACTCCAGCCCCTCGCAAATAAGAATCTCAATCATCTTGTCGATGTCGTAGATGGCCACGACGTTAGCACCGTAGGTGCAACCAACAAGCGCATCGTCAAAGCCGTCAGCTGTGAGGCATTCTTCCTCAGCAAGGATCTCCATAAGTTCCTCCCTGTCCATCACTTCTCTACGTATAAGAGGTCCTCAGTACGGGTACGGTAGTGCTCCTTTCCGTCGATCTTGATTCGGTAGTCTGCGTTCTTCACAAACCCAACGATATCCCCCTTTTTGACTCCGAGCTCTTCAAGCCATGGAGCATCGAAAGAGACGCGGCCCTTACGAGGGAGCTTATCGTTCAGCTCAATAACCTCGATGACGTCAGACACAAACTCATCTTCCTGATCCACCGACTCTAGAAGAGCCCAGCCTCCGATAGGCTTTACCTCCCCAGTGTCCTTGCACTTGAACGCAATGGCTTGATTACCAATGGTGTGCTTCGGATCAAACCGTACAATGTAGTTGTTGTCGTTGCCAGTAAGTGGCTGACCGTCGTTGATTACAACGTGGTGGTGGAAGTAGAGGGTATCTCCTTCCTTGACGCCTGTGTTGTGCTTGACGGGGGCGCATACCACGGGCCCCTCTGTGATTCGGTTATTGAACTCACCCATTTCAAATCGGGTATCGATGTAGAGTTCCAACCCACTGTCCGTAGTGATGGTGTCATTGACCCTTTTTTCTAGCTCAACGACGAATAGATCGAGTGTTTTCATTTAGAAGTTGCAATCGAATTCAATTAAACATGGCATGTCGTCTACGGCTTTCCATAGAACCTGCCCTTCATCGTTCTCCAAATATACAAGATATCTAGTCTTTCCGTGAAGGTGCAGATGCCTGTCATCTAATACGATTGCACAAACTTCTCCGCTGCCAGCTCTCATGCCTACATAATAGGCCATGGCGTTCTTCGGATCTCTCCCGATAATAATCTTCCTAATAAGTCCTTCCATTCAATTAAGGGAAATCCCAAGACCGCTGATCAGATCGTCTAGATCTGGTCCTTCGTCCTCAGGAGGTGAGTATGAGTCGGTCATGAAGTCCTTGACAATCTCAAGCTCTCCCTCAGTTTGAATGTTGTAGTGGAAGAAAGCCTTCATATTGCTGGTCTCTTCATCAAAAGGCTCCAGCAAACCTACGACAAAAGCTGAAATAACTTTATCTTCTAATCCGTATTTATGGACTAACTCGGAGAGGGCACCAGACAACTCCTGCATTTCGAACCAAAAACCCTCTTCCTCCATGTCGTTGTACCGATCCATATCCATATGCCAAAAAGTTTAGTTTCGAAAAAGAAGCTCTTCAGGGACTTCTCCTACCTTAATCAAAGGTACGTAAAAAAAAATCACCTTAAGTATCTGAGAACTAGGACACTAGGGTTCTGCAAGAGATACGACATCTTCGAGAAAGAGCTGAACTTCATGCTGTGGGCGTATGACCTAGAGTTCTGGACACTCGACTTTGCAGCAGAAGACTACGAGTACAACAAGACTAAGCTTGCGGATCGAATTGTATATCAGTTAGTTAACGAGGGTTACGTGTACAAACACTTTGATAAACTCACCCCCTCAGACTCCAGAGAAGATCACCTGTTCCGTGAGGAGACGAAGATGAACTACCGAGTTAGATATGCCCTAACGCAGAAAGCCCGCTTGTTAGTGCAGGCTTTCTACAGAGAACTAGAAGGCTGATTAGATCAGCTCTTTGAGCGCAGAGAGCAAGCAGGCGTCGTTCTCCAACGTACCGCCGTCTTCGGTCACCCTCTTGTCGAAAGCAGATCTGAGTAGCTCCTCCAGAGGAGATACGGGAGCCCCATGGATCAGAGATGTTCCAAGTCCTAACATCAGTCTTCGTCTTCAGGTTCGGGGAACAAATCAGGACGCTGCACTTTGCACTCTTCGATCCACTCAGCGATGGCACTAGAGGACCCGAACATGTGAACACCCATAGGAGCGCACCACACCATCTGGTTGTCCCAGTCGGTATCAGGGTCTCCGTTCCACAACACGTCTACGTGGTAGTTGTCTGACAGTACAGCTGCTGTAAGCTCGTTACCGTCGTCATCGTAAGTGGCTGGGGTAGTCACGATGTTGCCTAGGCGCACGATGGAGTGTGAGTGCGTAGGGTTGCCTTCGGAGTCAAGGCCGAGGGCGTTGATCTTCGTAGTTGCAGCTGACTTGCTGCCAAACTCGTATTTTCTAAATGTTCTCATGGTTTCTTACAGATTATTCTACTAGAGCGTTGCACTCAGAGTCGCTTAGTGCTGAATCAAAGATTTTGATGTTATTGATTCTAGGACCGTTGCTTTTAATCTTAAACGTCTTTAGGTCTACAGCTGAACTCAGGGCAGTGCCGCTTCTTTTGGTTGGTGTTCCTGAGTCGTTGTGGAACAAGTCAAAGGATGTTGTACCATCAATCCTAGCCACCCACTTTTTTGTTGAGCTGCTGTAGATAGTGCTTATAGGATAAGCATTATTTAGCTGATCGTAAATTCTAAATCCATCGACATCTCCATACCATCTACCTTCAATCCCATCTACGTCTGAAGAGTTCTCAGTTTGAAAGGTGACGGTGTTGACTACTGGGTTGTGAGTTTGATCGAAGTCAAACAAGATGGTGTATGAATTCCCTATATCGAGATCATCAATCGTTTCGCAAACTTCAGCAGCCCGCGTGTCTGATGCCCCGTAAGTAGGGATGTACGAGGTGGGGTAAGCGTCAACGTTGTTTTCCCCCTTTTCAATCTGCATCCCCCAGATGTAAATGCTGTCAGCTGTGTCAGAGTCGTTGGTGAAGTGAAACCCAACTTTTTCAGTGTCCGACAATGTTGTAAAGGTCTGGTCGAGTCGCTCCCACTCTCCGCTGAAGGTGTGACGAACCTTAGACGCACCTACGTAGTCACCTGTAATTCTCTTGAACTGGTAACTCATTGTCTCTCCAGACGTTCCCTTGACATACGCAGAGGCACAAAAAGATTGACCCCTGTTACCTGAAGCAATGTCAGCAAAAAACTGCTGCCTGTCGTTAGGAGCTCCCAGCAGGTTTGTAATCTCCACCACCCCTCCTTTGTATCCTGTTGGACTAACCACGTCTTGATCTAGAGTAGCCGTTGCAGCACCCTGCAATGAGTCAACGCCTTCTGAGTTCAAGCAGATGTTTGTTCTGCTGGGCTCTACCAAAAGCTGAGCACTACCGCTGGTGTAATCAATGCGTGGGAGGTTATCAAGGACACCTGTTTTTGCTGTGGTCGCTCCAGAATCCAAGTATTCATTCGCTACAAATCCCCTATCCCACTGAGCATCCTGAACATAGATACCGCCTCTGTTTGTACCGCCCTCATCTCTACTCGCGGCAAAGTTATAGCTGTTGTCACCATTAGAAATTCCGAATGCGACAGAGGTAACTGTAGCGCTGTTGTTTACAGCAACGGAGCATCTGTACCAGCCGTTGCCTGCAGGAACCATCTTTGCCTCAATGACAGCTGTACCCACCGTGCCTACTTCTCCATTTTCAAGGTCGAAGTATGCATCCATAGTCCCAGTGTTGGTTCTAATTACAAGCCACTTATATCCAAGAGCCTTGGCGTAAATGCTAAAGGTTTGAACTGCTGCAATGTTTGGTGCGGACGTGTTGAATTGATGGACAGAAGTAGTTGGTGGCGTGTTTGTGGTGCTCAAGATGAAGCTTGCACCTCCGCTCCCGTCATAGCCCTGCTCTCCGTCAGGCACATTTTGAGGATTGTTGTTTGGGCCGTAATACGCCGCCAAGCCCTGATGACCCCAGTCAAAAATGTTGTTCCTAAAGTCATTGCTGTGAGTGAACTGATTCTCTCTGAACTTCTCGACCAAACCGTCTTTGTTCACTCTCGTAGCAGCGATGTCTGCTGTGCGAGTAAACTTTAAATCACGTGGTATGTACTTACCAGAAGTATCTCCCACGGCAAAGCCAAGCAAGTTCCTGTTGTCAGTGCCGTCGTTCTTTGCCGCCCAGTTACCTCCACCGAGCTCTAGTCGTGCTTTACTCATATTCCGTGTAGCTTAATTCTGATGCCATCTGTCCAAAGGTACTGTAGCTTGTTCCAGTGATAATCTCTGAGTCGTTGGTAGACAGGGCAGAGTCGAACAAGATGGCTTGCTTTACTGCGTGCCCGCTTTGGTCGGTCGCTGGAGTTCTGTACAGAGATATCTTATCGTAGATATCTGTGGCGGTGATGGGCTTGGTGTCTGTAAGGCTTCCATTAACAAACACATCCATGGTCGTGCCATCTATCCTAGCCAAAACCTTAAAGGACTCGTTGATGTTGATTGTACCGCCCGTAGCGTTCACTGATGTTCCACCTTCTTTATGCTGAACAACCAAGGGGAATGTAGTGGCGCCAGCTGCACTTCCGTGAATGAGAAGCCTGTTGTTCGTGTCAGTACCGATTCTCAGCCTAAACATGCTGATTTGCCCAGCATCTGGTGCTACGTGCTTTCCTTCAAAGAACACAGAGCAAGAGGTACCCATCGTAATTCCGTGAGTAAGCTCGTTAGGGTCGTCGTAAGTCCTTGTGGCACTGGCACCATAAGTTGGGATGTAAGAAGTAGCGTAGCTGCCTTCTTCAACCTGAGCGCCCCAGAGCAAAATCTCGCCGCCTAAGTTCCCACTTGCAAAGTAAACAGAGTAGTTGGTGTCGGTGGAGTCAGTTGTGAAGCTTACTTCGATTCGCTTCCACTCCGTTGTACTTAGCTGAGAAACATAAGATGTAGAGGCAACGACATCAACACTAGAGTCAGTGTTGTACACCCTGTAATGAGCATTTGTTGCATCTACATTCTTGGCGTAAAAGCTAAACACATATTCTGTAGAGGTGTCAAGGGTTAAGGGTGCTGATCTCAAGATGTTATACTCAGACCCCACGCTTTCAAAACTGGTTGCGTTCAGAACACCTTCAGGGCTCGTGGCTGAATTGTTAGTTCTTGTGCCAGAAGAGTTTAGTTGCCAGTAGGTCTGGTTTGTGAAATACTCGCTATGGGGCAATTTGTTAACTCTCGTAGGCTCTATCAACAAGGCTGGGCATTCACCGCCTGTGTAGTCGAATCGAGGCTCGTCTTCGAGCAAACCAGCTTTGCCTGTGGTGGAGCCTGAGTCGATGTAGTCAGTAGCGACCAGCCCCACTTCTGCCTGAGCATCTTGGATAAGCAAAGTACCATCAGTAGAGTTCGATGCCCCACCAGTGGTGACATAGAAGTAAAACTTCGTCAGGGTCTTGTCAAACGTCATTGAACATCTGTACCATCCATCGTTACCAACCTTAGTGATGGTTTGTGTAATAGAATTGTCTGGTGTTCCAAGGACAGAGCCTTCTCCTGTAAGTGCAAAGAATACACTAACGTGATTACTTCCTCCGCTTTCATTGCCGTAAAGCCTAATGCCGCTACCAGAAACACTTTTCGCGTATACACTGACAGTCTTAACCCCCGTCGTCGTAAGGGATTGATTAACGTTCCCGCTCTCTCCAGAGACAGTCAGTTGCCAAGCGTCAGATGTTCCGTCATATCCAGCTAATCCGCTTGTAAGCGTCGTACCGCTACCTTGAGTCCCCCAGACAGCATTGTTGAAGGTGTTTGAGTGAAGAGCTAAGTTTTCTCTCCCCTTCTCAATGTACCCGTCCTTACCAACGCGAGTGGCAGTGAGGTTGGTGCCTCTCTCAAAGGTGAAATCGGCAGCCACTCCCTCTACTTCCTTTACAGAGACGTTGTCAACCGAAGCGTCTACAGCACTATCAGTGGAGTAGCGAGCGATGGTAAGTGTGGTTCCTTCAGCCGTGTAAAAGAACTCATAAGAACCAGATGTTGTGACCAGCCCTATGTTTGAATCAGTACCCCCGTCTTGAATCTTAATCGCGAAGGCTGCAGCATTGCTATTTACAGTAACGTCGAGCGCCACCCTATAGTGCTTACCCACGGTAAACACATTGGTTTGATTGAGGTTAGACCAAACGCCAGCCGTGCTGATGATATTACCCTTGCCACCAGATATAGTGGACTCACCCACTTTGGTCCAGTCGCTGTCAGTGTCGAAGGTGCCGTTGGTTATTAGTTCTTCACCGATGATCTTTTGTCTCGGCTTGATATTGTAAGCCTTCCCATCCTTGCCAGCAGCACCGCCAGCAAGAAACATGAATTTTGCGTCGTCGTAAAAGCTCATCCGCTGCAGCTTTCGCAGTCCTCAGGGTTGTCGAGGTTGCAGGTGATCTCTCCAGATTCAATCTTCTGTTCTTGCTTCTTCAGCTTGTCTTGATCCAAGAAGCTGATGTCGTCAAAGTCTTCTTCTTTCATTAGAGTCCTTTTCCAAAGATGGGTTCATAATAGACCTTACCCTTTTCGTCTCGGCAAGCCTTGAGGCACCTTCCACGATTAATACCATCGCGGACATAGCTAACGTGCACCCAATCAGGATTATCTGAATCACCAAACTCCCAAATGAGTTGATCAAACGTAAGGTTGTTGAGTATATAGCGGAAGATCTCACCGTTTGTACAGCGTCCAAATACGTCTGCGTCGAGATCGAGAGCTCTTCCCTGAATGTGCTGACTGCGAACTGAGCCACCGATCGCACGATTGAGCTCCTCTGAGCGATAGCCGCTCGACACGTATATAGGGCACCCGAAAGCGCTCCTAACAGGCTGAAATACTTCTCCTGCAACAGCTCGTAGGTTTTCGATCGTCCAGTCATCAGGTGTGTTATCAATGCCGAGGCGTTTCGCCGTGTTGCTTTTGGTCACTTCTGCGAGTGACAGATTTTTTGACAGATTCATTGTTCAGTCGTCTTCTTTCGTTCTCCACATTGGAGTCCTTGCGTTTCTTCTTAGCGTTGAAGTAGAACTTCTTCACTTAGGAAGCTACGAAGATCTCGGCGACGATAGTACCAGTTGATGCTACCGCTTTGATTTCGGAGATGTCAGCCAGACCGATGGCCTGTGAACCAGTGGCGTTGGCATCCATCTGAGCGTTGTTCAAGACGAAGCTGTCGCCACCACTGAGCTGAACGAAGTATTCCTCACCGCTTCCGAGGACACGGAGGTTGAGGTTGCCAGATGTTCCTGTATGTGTAATACGCAAGTACTTGACGGTAGACGCGACGAACGTTCCGCTTGCCACGGCGCTACCGAATTTCACCACATCTGATTCTGTTGTAGTAACGCTTACGATGCGGTTGTCTACTTGCGTTACGGAAGTAATGTCGTGAACACGAGAACTGCCTCTTTCGACGCCTTCGATCGTGAGCTCTTCACTGATTGTAACTTTGAGTGTAGCCATGGGTCAAAGATAATCAATTAAAGAGTATGCGGTTGAGGTACCCCCGAGTCTCTTTAGGGATGTACTCAAACCACTCCCTAGGATCACCGTAGATGTCTACACCGTCCTCCTTAGCTTTCTCAAGGGCTGCTTTCACCCTACCCTCACCAGCATTGTACGATGCGTAGATACGTGCGAGGCGGTTCACCTCGGGTATTTCTTGTGGTGGGTTCTTGATCCAGCTGAGCTTAGACAGGGCGTCGATCTTAGCATCGCGCATCTGCTTGCTGTGCTCAGGGTTGAAAGGATCCAGTCCTTTTGGAATCAGTCCTCTTTGCTCTAGGTCGGCCTGTGTGGCGGGCATGATCTGAAGCAGTCCTCTTGCACCTGCAGGGGATACAGCCTCTGGGTTACCCGAACTCTCAGCCATGATTTGCTTCTGAAGCCTCTCAGCTTGAGATGATGTATAGTTGGTGGTGTCCGACTGCTCTTGTTCAGCCATACGTGCCAACCGAGCATCTAGCCTTGCGTATCCAGTGCTCTCTTTCTTTGGGTCACCCTTCTTGGGATCACCCAACTCACCACCGAACTGATAGTACCGCTTCTTCTTTAACGACCTCATAGACGACCTCTAAGCCCCTGATCTCTTTGTGACTTCTTGGCGATCAGCTCACCGATGGCAGCCAGACCAGCCATAGAGGCAACACCTCTTTTGATCTGACCCCTCTCCTTCAATCCCTCATATTCCTCCAACCGCTTCTTGAGTTCCTCGACATCATCGGATCTACCAGCCACCATGGCGTTGTCCTTCTCGGCTTTTCTTTGGAATCGGTAGTTTCTCCGTGCTCTCTGGTTTTCGCTGAGTGTACCACCGTCTTCTTTCAAGAAGCTAGGCATGGCCTCCATGTGAGCTTTGTACTCGCGAATCAAGGCCCCAACCTCAGGTGTGCCCTTGGCAGTTTCAATGGCTTTCTCCAACTCGTCTTTCTTGGTGTTGAAGTCCGCTCTCACTCGATTTCTCTGGGCAAGGCTTGAGTCTGGTACTGACCCTCCACCTGAGTATTTTCTAACTGGTTTCATATGGTTGTTATTTGACGTTGACCTTTACAGGCATTGGGTTTCTTGATTCATTGATGATGGGGGCATAAGCATCCCTGAGCATCTTGTATGCAGATTGATCTACAGGAACTCCTCGCCTCTTCAGATCGAAGTTGAGCTTCACAGGATTGTACTTGTACTTCTCGATGTACTCCTCTCTGTCGAGACCTAAGATCTTTGCGTTGCGATCAATGCTCTGATCACTTCTGTTGAAGTCGTAGTTGTCACTCACGGTGTACCCAGACTCATCATCACCCTCAAAGCTGAATCTACCCAAGGCGGTCATTATTCTCCCCTCGGGGGACATCTTGTCTATCTCACTCGGATCCGATCCAGAAGGGTAGTCGTGATAGGTGACGTAGTTCCTCCCATCCTCAGAAGCCCTCTCAATCAAAGACTTCATCATCTCCTTATCCTCCTCTGTGAAGTCCCGATCACTCAAAGACTCCTGACCCAAAGCAAACTTCAAGAAAGCATTCGCATTGGAAGGTAAGATCGGACCCATAGCATCAAGATCCTCCTGACTAGAAAAAGGCCCGCTAAGCAGAGCAGCAAGAATCTTCTTGTAGTTGATTGGGGGCTCCTTGCTTACTCTCATGAAACAAAGATAATAAGAGACCGATTACCCCAAACCGTACACATACATGGTGAGAGGCTTCCCTTAGTCAGGCACCTACCTAAAGGATATAGGTACCCTCGCGCCATAAACATTAACCGATTCTATCGTGCATACACAAAAAACAGTCTGGAAGCTTAAGCACTTTCTCAATCAGCTTGATAGTGTAAAGGTATAAACAAAAATCTGAAAAGTCAACCATAAACAATCAGTTTAAGTAAAGCCTCTAAGTTGCTGTATACGAACCGCTTAAATGCTTTTAGGTGAATATGCTCGATCATGTCAAGGTCCCAGATCACCGAAAAAAAGGATCAGAAATGCTTAGAGTGGGGATTATATGTATCTATACACGCTACGCATTTGAATCAGAAACGCACTGAGTGATGGCCCCCCTATAGTCCCCCCACAGAATCCGCCATACATTTCAGCTTTCTTAGTATCTAGATACTAACAGCATTAACTCCAACAGCATCCTTCATCTCTCCCCCGTTGAGACCAATGCATTATGCAACGAGTCTTAGCAGGAGGGAGAACAATCAACCCCCTAGATTCCAAGCCATTACGAATTCACCCTAAGAGGGTGGACACATCCAACCCCAAACAGAACCACTAATACAAATAGAATCTTATTCTATTAGTATTAGAATACTCAACAGAAACTTGCAAATCGGTCTTGGCGGAGCGGCGTACCTAGGCCGTACTGATGCGAGTCAACTGGTTGACTTTCACGTTGGTACCGAGGCCAGTTCAACCTCTACTACAAGGTAGTAGGCTGGGGGCCGAAAACTTATATAGCGTTATAAGAAAGAACGAAGTCAGAATGACTTCTTTCTTATAACTCTATATAATATCCAAATCATGGACAACTTCAATTTCAACCCCTGTCTCAAGGCCGTCAACAAGGTTCAGTTCCGTCCCACGGAGTACAGAAAAGCCCAAGCCCTTGAATTGCTTTGGGAAGCAATCGAGTATGTGGAGAGCCTCGAATCTCCAACCCCGAAGTCCAAGGAAGACACGCCTAAGCCTCAAAGAAAGGCTTCACCTAAGCGTTCCAAGGTGAAGGTGAAGAAAGCCACCCCATCCCAGAGGGTTGCTGACCGACAGGAACGTCAATTCCACGGCAAGGCTGACTCACCTGTGAAGCCTCAAAAGAAGGCTCGCAAGGCTTCGGTGGCTAAGGCTCGGAAGTCGGCTCTTCAGGTAAGCGAAGCAACGGGGGCTGCGGCCCGAGCAAAGGCGAAGCAATTGGCCTCTGCAAAGGCTGAAGCCAAGGAATTGCAGAAGCAGTTGGAGGCAACCATGGAGAAGCTTGCTTCTCTCCTCTGAACTCAAACGACCTTATTACTCACTCTTAGTACACACTCTCTTCAGTTATGAAGAGTGTGTACTTAGAGAGAGTTAAACCTTAAATCCCAAATCAATGAATTTCAAGCATTCCCTCATCATGCGGTTAATCGATGAAATCGAAGGCATACTCGAAGCCAATGGATTCAACTCAGGCCTACCTGAAAATGAAGACCTATACGAGATTCAAATGGACTTGATTGCTCAGTCCGTCCTAATGGAAATCCGCTAACCCCAAATCATGAATCGGTACAAGTACTCCGACGTGCTCGGAATCCAAACTCACCTATACGCTCCAGAATTGAACGTGTTGGTGTTCAAGAACTTCGATGAGTTCCCATGTCCTCAAATCGTGGAGCCAAGAAAGGCATACGATTACTACGTAAAGAAATCTCAAACCCGTCACAAATGAAGAATCTTTCAGACATCAAAGTTCGCAAGGCTATGCGTTCCAACCTCCGTACGTGGTGGAATGAGGCAACCGAATTGGAACGTGAAGCGGGAGTCATTTGGTACTCCGAGGCTCAGGCCTTCGCCAAAGAGTTGTCAGTGCGTTTCAACGTGTCCCGTGAAGTGGCGGCAGGAGTCATCTCAGCCCTTTCTCCGAACAACAAGTGGGAACGCAACAAAATCGATGCCGTTGCAGTGTTCGAGGCAGTTCAGGCAGGCGTTCCAATGGATCGTGTGAAGGTGTGTACCTACAATTCCAACAAGGAAAAAGCCTTCGAGATTGCCAAGGGCAACCAATCCATCCTGAAGCAGTCCCCCAAGACGTATGCCTTTGCAAGGAATGTGGGAGAGATGGACGAGGCCTTCGTCACCATCGACAAGTGGCACCTTCGGGCTTGCCAAACCATCTCCAAGAAGCCCAAGGCATGCAAGGAATCGTGCACCGCGAAGCAGTACCGCCTACTGCAGGACGACTGCCTGAAGGTAGCCGCAGAGTACGGGGTCAGTGGCCACGTCTTCCAAGCCACCATTTGGACCACCATCCGAAACCGCTGGATGGCCTGACCATTAGTATCTCTTAGTACACACTCTCTTCATTTGTGAAGAGTGTGTACTTAGAGAAACTTAAAGACGAAATTCACCACCACAAAATTCAATCATCATGCAGAACAGCACACCACAATTCCGAGTGTTCAAGGTCAAGTTCCTTGGGCCTACCAATCACAAAGGTGCACGAATCGGTATCTCAGAACCGCGTGCCAAGAACCTCGAGGGAATCAAGTCCCGCAAGGTCGTCTCCTACGACTACGCCATTGGAAACATCGTGTCTCAGGGAGTGAAGGAACTTGAGGATATGGGCTTCAACGTCACGGGGTACGGAGCAATCGACGAAGATTCATACATCATCATGTGTGACAATTGGGGCGAAGATTTTGTTGAAATCAAATGAAACGCACCCTTAAATTCGTGACATGGGAAGGGAAGCTATGGTACGTAACCCGTGAGTTCTCCGACCAACGACACCTAGACAATTACGCCGCATACATGAAGCGGAACAAGCGAATGACACTTGACGAAGTGTACGAAACTCACTGAAAATCAACGAATTAAATCAAATCAAATGGCAACACGAGCAACCATCATTGTGGAGGGACAGCCCTCCGTGAAAGCATACAAGCACTGGGACGGGTACGAAGAAGCGACCCTGCCTTGGCTTGAGGAGTTCAACAAGACCTTCACAGATGCACGGGGCGACGACCCTGACTACAAACTTGCCCAACTCCTGCGGTCAAGCGCATTCGAAGCAGAGAAGTACAATCTCGACGCATCGAGAGCCACAGGTTGGGGTGTCGTCCCCATCGACGCAGATATGTGGGAGGAGTACGAGTATCACCTCCATGCAGACGGAAGCGTGTCCGTCAAGACAGGCAAAGACATCGAACGCAAAGCAAACTGACATGAAGTACGCAAGACAATGCTCCGTCACAGGAGAAGGCATGAACAATGGATGGGTCTTTGGAGATGGTGTGTTCTACGCCAAGTACGAGAAAGACGCCTTGGCTGAATGCCGCAAAGACAGGGACGCTATCCTACGAGACATTGACACACTGACGTCAGAGGACATACAAGACCCCACATCGTGGTGGGAGTTTGCGTATGCGAGAGGCAGGGCCATGCAGGGCGCGGAAGATGACCATGACCTGATGACCATCGCGTTCCAGACGGACTACGCATACTACACGTCGTGGGAGGACCAAGACGACTACCAATTTGAAACTCAAGAATTATGACTATCGAATCACATACAGACCTCGAAATCCGCGCTGACATCAGCGATTGCTTCAACAAGGGTAGCCTCGACGACTACCGACCAAGTGCGTACCAACTGCTCGTAAAGTATCTACGTCGGACTCACGGGTTCACAGACGATCATATTGACGAGGTAGTGGACCGACTCGAAGAGCAGGTAGCAGAACACATCATTGAAATCATCGAATCCAAGCAAGCATGACTAAATCAAACTTCCCCACCCTCGGCTCAGCCGTCCTGCACCTTAGCGGATATCACCACGGCGAGTTCCTCGACCGCTTGAACGTAGTCGCACGTCACGACCCAGAGTGGGTGCGCAACATCGCTGACATCATGATGGCGTTCGATTGGCAGAGCGAAGAGGAGAAAAAAATGATGCTCAAGTGGTCACTCAGGGAAAAATTCACACAAGCAGTAAACGCATGAACAAGTCCACACTACAAGATTGCCTCGCCATGTTCGAGCGGCTCGACATCCACGCTGAAATCGAAGACGGGGCCATCCTCGTCCAGACCATCAACCCAGACGTGTACGTGCAAATCTCCAAGCAGGAAGTCATTTGGCGAGCAGACCAGTACCTCGAACATCAAAAACAAGAATCATGACACAAGAACAATGCGAACGCGCCGTCAAGGCACTACATGACGAAGGCTTCACTGCATCTTACATCCAAGGAGCACCTGACGACCACGGAGTGTGGATTGACATGGTGTGGAACGACGACATGAAGGATGCCTTCAACTTCCGAATCCACCCTGAAGAAATCATCTTTTGGGAGTCCCATATCACCATCACACAACAGCAAAATGATTGAACAACACACATTGGACCGCCTCCGTGAACGTCAGAAGTTTTCGGGTGGCTTCGAGACAAGCCTCATCGAAACCTACCTCAAGGCAGACGGAAACAACAAGCGTATACTCGAAGAGGCCTTCAGGGGCACAATGTTTGACCTGACGGACTAACGTATGAAAAAGGGAGCGCAGTCGGTGCGTACATCTACGGATGGCAGTTGTGTTCGAATCCCAACCTCCCTTCCTTACCGCCCCGAATGATTTGAGTCTCTACCCTGTCTGGTGAGGTGGGGCAACCTGTCATGTAAGTGATTAAACTGGGTTTCGGCGGCGGCATGTTTGCATGAAAGTCCCCATTAAGGTTGTCAACGACTGACGGCTCGGAAAGACGAGCACTATGAGCGGGGAATCACTCTGGGAGTGCGGCGATGAAGGTTCGTCGTTAGAAATCCCCAACTGAGGTTCGAATCCTCCCCCGCTCACTTAATTCAATCACATGACATACGAAGAAATACTTGAAACCCCACCGCAACCCGTGGTGTACTCAATTGAATTCCCCAACGGAATGTTCTACGTGGGGAGGAGTGTGGACGTGTCAAGGCGTGCGAAGAAGCACTTCCAAACATCCATGCTTTACAAGCACGACAACCTCGCAATGAACAGATGCTTCGTGAAGTACAAGGATGGGGTCGTGTGGGACATTGTACGATCGTTTGATAGCGCAGAAGATGCCATTGACTTTGAGTCAGCTTACATTGAGGAATTCTGGGATGACCCCATGTTCCTGAACCAGAAACGTGGAGACAAGATTGACGCCTTGTACAATGAGCGTAGACACACCAAGCCTGTGTGGTACATGAACCCGTACACTGGTGGTATGTGGCGCGACGAAACAGCGTCGACCATGAGAAAGGTCATGGGTCATGCGGGTTACGGCAAGCCAAAGGGCTGGGGTCACATTGCAAAGGGCAATACTCCAGAAGAGTGCAGAACAGATGCAGAGCGCATCCTTAAACGTGACTTCAAAAAGCTGTGCATTCAGGTACACAGGAACTCCACTCCTACATGCAAGGCCATGTCTGAATCATACCTGAAGAAGCACAGGGAGAAGCTACGCATCAAGGCCATCAAACGCAAGATGATTGTGAAAGACCTAAAGACAGGCAGGGTGTGGCTATCCAAGAAGTCAGATCTAACTGGAGCTCAATCACGTGTGAGGACAGAAGGTGTCCGCCCATGGAGTGAGTACAGCGTGAGAGGATATGGTCAAGCATGGCCTGAATTCAAGCCCGCCAAGCGGGGGTGGTGTGCCGCCCGTGCCGTTGTAGCCATAGTTCCTGACGGAACAGCGATCACATACGAAAGTGTGGGCAAGGCGGTGCGTGACCTATTCGAGGTGGAGGACAAAGCAAAGAAAAAGCATTTGTCCAAAGCCATTCGCCTTGCGATTAAACGCAACGGCAGTGCATACGGATACAAATGGAAATACGAAAAATGAGATACGATTCAATCATGAGTGCCAACCCACTCGATCACGAGTACCGTGTCAAGGTTGAGCACATCTTCAGGGAAGCTCCAGAAGCCTCGAAGCAGTTGGAGAAGCACCTGAAGCACTCACCGCAACTCAAAAGCGTAGTAGTCGACTGCGTGAACTCAATCTTTAATGCATCCATCAATGGATAAAAACTACACACCCCAAACACAGGCGGAGCTATGCCTCGAATGGCTCTGCAATCAAATCAAGGGCTACGAATTCAAGGTAGAAGAACTTGGAGAGGACGTGGTCACAGTCATCAATCAAATCGTAAATCGTTACTCATCATGAACCCACTACAAAGCGCAAAGCAAGAGCTTGAAGCAAGCATCCGTTACTGCGAGAATGCTATGTCATCAGCGAAACAAACCATCGAATCAATGAAGAAGTATCAGCAACAGACAGGTCGTGAGGAGGCTCTCGAACGTGAGCTTGCAGACATGACGGGGGAACGCAACGCTAGAGCCAAGCGAATTGTCGAGCTGAAGCAAGAGGTCAAGGACCTCAAGGTCGAGAACACGAAGCTCAATGACCGACTCATGATTTCAATGAAAGAAGTTGGGCAACTTCAAAGTGAAGTCGATGAGCTTGAACACGCATACAACAACATGAAGCAATACGCTGACAGGCTTCTCGACGAGAACGTAGGGGTTGGCGAGGGCAACGAGGAACTCAAGACCAACATGGCCCTGATGACAGACGAGCTTGAAGAGTTGCGAGGCATTATTGACAGGATGGGCGACGACTCCACAGGAGATTCAGTCACCATCAAGCAGCTTCGTAGAGAACTCGACGAGTTGTCCAAGGCATACAAGGACTCCACCCACGAGGAGGTCACCATGAAGAAAGCATGGCGTGAGCAACGTGAGATTGTAGCCCTGCGTGACGACCAGATTGCCATGCTTGAGCGACGACTCGCCAAGCAGACAGGAGAGAAGGCCTACCCGTTCAAGGAGGGCGACATCTACTACGTCTTCAACGGCCTCGACGGCACATGGATTGAGTCGGTGTGGGATGACGAGTCAGAACGCATCCACGACAGCCCGAACATCCCAAGCCGCCCACACAGGGTGTACTTTACGGTCGATCAGAAGCACGTACTCGACCAATTCAAACCCGAAGATGTCAATGAATGACCTGACATTTCAAACAAACTCGTAAGGCAATAACCTTACACAACACAACGTAAACTACTTAAAATCAATACAATGGAACTTAATTCAGCACAAAGAGAGCTCGCACGCCTCAAGGACAGCCTCATCAAAAGCCACGAACGCGGAATGCGCATTCTCGAAAAGACGATGGGCCGCGTAGGACACCACAACATGGTTCACACAAAGCACCTTGATAGAGCCATCATCAATCTTGAGAAAGAGAACGAACAACTTCGCGAAACCATTGACAAGCTCACTGATGAAATGCAACTCATCAAGAATCTCAACACGCCCAAAATCAAAAGTCGGTACAGGTACACTAGGGAAGAAATCGTAGAGGCACTTATTCAGGCAGAGGGTGTACGAGAGAGAGCTGCAGAAAACCTTGGGATCAACAAGTTCTCCCTGTATCGCTACATCCGAGTGATGGATATCAACGTCCCCACAAAGCGCCGCAAGAAAATCATCAACGGAGTGACCACATACGTCAAGGTAAAATCATGAGACGCAGAACAAAAAGAATCAAGAAGCGGTTCCGAGTGCGCTTTCACTTGGGCAAGGGTGCAAACTACATGCACTGGCAGGTAACCGACCGAGGCATCATGTCAGACTCTGGCGATGCTCGTGAGTACTACAGCCCCGACAAGGTTGAGATTGTGATGCATGGTGCCAAGCTCGGTAACCAAGTGTCCACCGCTCTCAAAATCTTCGAGGGCGAGAACAAGACTGTGTGTGCTTGGGTTGAGTGCGACGCTGTTGACATCAACTACAAGGCCTCCAAGGTGTTCGAAGAGGCTGACGTCACGAACCTTGAGCGCATCATGTACAACCCACGTAAGAACCCGCATTGGTTCACCGAAGATGACCACAACATCGACGACAAAGAATTCAGAAAACTCACAACGAAACAAAACAAAATCTATGGCTAATTCACTCTTCTCCCTCCACGCTTACCTCAAGGAAGGCATCTGGATGTTCGACGACGAATCACGCAACATCAAGGAAGAGCCATTCGTGGCAGGTGCAGACATCATGTTCGACATCATGAGCGGACGTGAGGCCGATCCCACGATCGAGTCCTGCAGCATTGTGTTCGGTGCCACACCAATCCCAGATCATGACATTCACGTGACACTCTTCGACGAGGATGGTCACGATGGACACTTCTACTTGGTCGAGAAATTTAAGCAGTTCCCCGACATGAAGGGGTTCACCTTCTGGCTGTGCCCCGCACTGCTTCAGTTCTTTGAGATTGCACCTACAGACATCTTCGTATCCCTCAAGTAATGCCCAAGCCTCCCAAGAAGCTCGGACTACCTCAGGGTAGGGCCGACCTCAACCACCCCAAGAACCAGCACTCTCCACGAGCCCGTCGCCGCAAGATGCAACGGTTCCTTGACAAGAACTTCCCAATCAAAGATTCAGAAAACAATGAGTGATTACACAGGCCTCCTCCTGTCTGCCATGGAGTTCCCGCTAGACGAGGACCACCACGCAGACGTAGCCAAGAAGATGGTCATCAGCGACATAGAAAATATGGGCGACGAGGACTTTCTAACTCAGAAGTCTTCGGATATTTGCGCCTCTTTTATGAAGGTGTGCGTGGACTCATCCTACGAACAGCTCAACGAGATCAAGTCCATCATGGAGGCTGAGACAGAGCTAGACGATATGGGAGTCGGTGATGATCAGACACGTGTGGATCTCTGGGCTGTTACCCGAGCCGTGCACAACAACTACTCTATGGGCATGTCCGTCCTTTCCCACTACATGCAAATCTTCGAACATCTAAAATCCAAGTACTATGAATGAATTTCTTGAAGAGGTACGAGCCGAGTACGAAAAGCGGCAGGAGTACAAGATCAACCCATCCCGCCTTCGGGAGAACGTAGAGCACAAGGCTGCCATCTCCAATGCGGTGCGACCCTTCTCCACGTTCAAGGAGATTGGCAAGCTGTTCGACATGAACCACTCATCGATCGTGCACTACAGCCGTGAGCACCTTGGCCTCATGCAGTGGTCACCAGCATACCGATTCAACTACGGTATTGCAATGGCCTGTGTGAAGAAAGTGTCAACGGACATGGACGTCATCCCCCTCGACAACAGGTACATGGATGGCCACAAGCAGCTGAAACAGCTGGACAGTATTCTGGAATGGGTGACAGACATGCGGGAACAAGTGATCGAAAAACTTGACGGAAAGTACAATGATCACTACATTTGCAATGTCGAAGACGAATCACCTCAAAACGTTGAGGGCAAACAAGACAACTAATTCAATTCAATATGAACAACTACAAGTTCAAGACCACGAACATCCGTGGCAAGCAGTACGTTGAAGTCAACGAACGCATCAAGTTCTTCCGTCAGGAGGAGCAGTACAAGAACTGGGGCATCCTCACAGACTTCCCCCTCATCGACTCTGATCAGTGCATGTGTGTGTGCTCTATCGTAACCCCCGAGGGTAACGTCGTATCCCAAGGCACAGCACACGAGGTGCGTAGTGCATCCAACATCAACAAGACCAGCTATGTCGAAAACTGTGAGACCTCCGCAATCGGACGAGCTCTTGCCATGCTCGGAATCGGTATCGACACTTCAATTGCGTCAGCTAATGAGGTTGAAGATGCAATCGCGCAGCAGCAGGCCATGGTCGACAACCCTCACGTCCAGAAGCTTAGCAAAGCTCTCGATGCGCCAGTCGAGAACATCATGGACAAAGCGGTGAACTACATCAAGGGTCAGGCTGACAAGCAGAAGGCCTTCGATTCTATCATGAAGAAGTACAGCTCTCAGCTTACTGAGAAGCAGGTTACGGGACTCAAGAAGTTCGTGCGATGAGCAGCTGTTCTGTGAACAAGAACGGCATCTTCATAAGTATGGAAAATCGTGGTAAGGACAAGAAGCTTGTCCCTTGGGCTCTCATAAAGCGCGACGTGATCTATCCATCTGTGAGGCACTGCGTGTGCGAGGAGCACGGAATTGACACCTACCTCGTAGATAAGTCGATAGCAGGCAACCGAATCCGTCGGTTGTTTGCTAGCGAACGTGAAGCACTCAAGGCTCTGGACATGTTCCTCATCTCAAATGGGAAGGAACCCCGACACGTACTTAAGAGAGCATAATTAGACATGACTGAGTTAGTTCAGTGCAGCAGATGTTTAGCCATGCAGCAGGCAGACATCAGCGAAACGATAGCGATCACTTGTCATTTCTGCGGAGAAACTGACGCTGCATTTACAGAAGATTTTATTTAACATGAGAGAACAACTAAAAGCAGCCGTAGGCAAGCCACACCTGTCTTACTCGTCCCTGAAGTACGCACTCGGAGACATGAAGCTTTGGGAGATGTACATGCGGGGTCAGCTCAAGAAAGAGTCTGAAGCCCTGTTCTTCGGCAGCGTCTACGACATGTTGTTATTCGAACCAGAAAAAGCATATGAACAGTTCTACACCCTCGATGATACTAGCATTTGTGACACTATTGGCGGCCGTAGTCCTCGGAGTACGAAGCGGTACAAAGAGTGGAAGGCAGAGGAAGCTGAGAAGGCAGGAGGTAAAGACTTGGTATCTCAAGAGGAATGGAAAAAGGCGCATGAGATGATCCAACGCCTGAAGGATTGCGGTCTGTACGACAAGCGTTTTGCAGGTGGCAAGTATCAGGTAGAGTTCAACGTGGATCTCGATGGTGTTCCACTCAAGGGGTTCCTCGACTGCCTTCAAGAAGGTGACTTCATCGTGGACTCCAAGTCATCTCGTTCAGTAAGCAAGTTCCGCTACGACGTGCGTGGCTTCAGCTACGACATTCAAGCGTACATCTACACCAAGGTCTTTGGCATCAAGGATTTCTGGTGGGTCGTGCAAGAGAAGAACTATCCGTTCTATCCTGCCGACGTCAAGTGTTCAGAAGAAACCCTCTTCAATGGAGAGATGAAGTTTCATCAAGCGGTCGAGAACATCAACAACTGGCTCAATGGAAACAAAGAAACAGTGGCCCACTACGCCGAGTTCGTTGTCTGACCGAGACAAGATCATAGCCACGGTCTTGTATCTACTATGGCTCTTTTTTTAACCCTATAATTTTTTAAGTATGAGCGACAAGCAATACGACAGCGTACTCGTTGGGTACGCAGAGGAACCACGCTTCAACGAAGACGGTTCATTGAGAGACTGGTCAGTCCGTTTCAAGGACGCAGAACTCAAGGAGATGGTGGAGAAGTACGCCACCACACGCAACGAACAAGGCCAAGGGGGTAACCTCTACGTGACCATGTTCATGTCTAAGGGCGGTAAGGCATGCTGCCGAGTGTTCGACCCTAACAGCGCTGCTGCCAAGGAACGTCGTGCACAGAAGGAGGCCAAGGCCCCTGCCCAAGAATCAGATGCCCTGCCATTCTGATAAGGCACCCATCTATCACATGACCGCTCGTGTCGCCTTCAAGAAACGGAAGGTTGTACACGAGCGTGTTGTGTGGGTGGTATCCGTCTTTGAATCACCTCATGACATCCGCAAGTACGACTACAAGACGATGTCCCGACTGGAACAGGAGCTCTACGGGAAGAACGCCAAGTCGGAGAAGCACATCATGATCAGGGAGATTCTCACGAAGAAGTTTATCTCAAACTCAACACTTACTCTAGATGAACACAAGCAGCAAAATCAAGCAAAAGTGTAAGGAACTTGAGGACCTACTCCTCATGAAGAACTCAAAGTATGGAAACTCAGCGCTCGAACCGCTGAACGTTTTCTCAGAGGCGGGGGCGGTCGCAGGCATCAAGATGCGCATCGACGACAAGCTCAAGCGAATCAAGAATGCAGGTCTCGTTGACGCGACGGAGGATACGTTGCAAGACCTCGCTGGTTATCTCATCCTCCTCATGATTGCGAAGGACAATGAAAGTAACGATTTTCAAAAACGTATTCGACAAAACCAACCCCCACGTGATCCATCTAAGCAAGGCGCTGGAGAGGATCAAGAGTGGGCGGTCGAGTACACTAGTATCTGAGGTACGCGGCGGTAATAAAGACAAGAAGAAGGAGCTCCCTGTTGTATGTTTCAGCGGGGAGTTTTCGTCTCGTTCCGACGACGCTCTATTCGAGCACTCGGGTTTCATCGTATTGGACTTTGACCACGTAGATGTAGAAGCAACAAAGCAGTCTCTTGCTCACGACGACTTCATCCAATCGTGCTGGACCTCACCAAGCGGCGGGGGGGTCAAGGCTCTGGTGCGCATCACCAACCCAGAAAGACACAGGGATCACTTCCGATCTCTGGTCAAATACTTCGAACGCACCCACGGTCTAGAGCTGGATGAGTCTGGCATCAACGAGTCACGTGCCTGCTTCGAATCGTACGACCCCGACATCATCATCAAGGATGATTACAAAAGATTCGGTCACTTCACCACTGAGTTTGCTGAAGCACAGACACCGACTAACGAGGCGTACGACTTTACTGACTACATGAAGCTAAACTTGGCTTGCCGTATGATTCGGCAGGCTGAGGATGGAGAGAAACACCGCATGCTTGTGCGAGCCTCCCGTCTGTGTGGTGGATTCATCGCTGCAGGAAGGATGGAGGAGGAGGAAGTAGTCAGGGTTCTTCACCGAGAAATATGCAAGAGGGATGTAGAGTCTGAGTCTCACGCCCTCAACACGATCCTTGACGGGATCAACTTGGGTAAGAACATGCCCATCAGGGAACTCGTTGACGAAGAGAAGTCAGCCAAGCGCGAGCTTCTCATCAACGACGGGGACATGTCCTTCATCTCCTCAGACGACTCCGACTTCCGATGGATTGACGACTACTCACAGGGTAAGATTCAGTTGGGGCTCGGCACAGGTGATCCTAAGTTCGATGAGTTCTTCCGCTACAAGAAGGAGTTCCTCATTATCAACGGACACTCCAACGTAGGTAAGACCACTACAGCCCTGTACCTTATCGCAAACTCTGCCGTCCAGCATGGTTGGAAGTGGGTGATTTACTCCTCGGAGAACAGGACCGCATCCGTAAAGATGTCTCTGATGCAGTTCGCCATGGACAAGAAGGTGGCAGACATGACCTACTCCGAGAGGAAGGAGGCATACAGCTGGGTGCAGGAACACTTCACCGTGATCAACAACGAGCAGGTGTACAGCTACGCAGACATCATCCTGTTCATGGAGAAGGTGATGCGGCAGCAGGATATCGACGCAATCTTCATTGATCCGTACAACAGCCTCAAGCTGGACATGAAGGGAACCAACATCGGCGTCCACGACTACCACTACGAGGCAGCCTCAGAATTCCTGACGTTCAGCAAGGCCAACGACATTGCCGTGTGGCTCAACTGCCACTCAGGTACAGAGGCTCAGCGCCGCAAGGGACCCGACGGTTTGCCCGTTGCTCCATATGCGGAGGACACAGAGGGCGGTGGAAAGTTCGTAAACAGAGCAGATTGCTTCGTTACTATTCACCGAAAGGTTCAATCAGCCGACCCTAACATACGGAAAATGAGTGAGATACACGTCAGAAAGGTTCGTGAGGTAGAAACAGGCGGTGCGCCCACTCCATTGGAGGATCCGTACTGCTTAATCATGAATCTTTCCCACACTGGTTTCACAACGAGAATCGGTCAAAGGGCTCTCTTCCAACCGATTAACTTTTTGGAGCAGGCCCAAATGCCCATGAACATCAACTTCCTAGGTTGATTTTCAAAATTTCTCTTGGTAACTTCGTTCATATGAAGAAGAGGACGAAGACTCCTAAGAGGCGTACATCCAAAAAAAAACATTTAGGAAGGTACGCTAGCTCCTTAGAGAAGTATTGTGCTGATCAGCTGAAAGAATACGGGTTAGCTTTCGATTACGAGGAGCATACCTTCGAGCTGATGGAGAAGTTCCGCTTCCCCAACAAGTACTTTAAGATGACTGCAAAAGGTAAGGAGATGGCAGACCGATCTGGGTCTGTCGTTCTCCCTATCACATACAAGCCCGACTTTGTTGGAAGGGATCATGACTGGATCATCGAGACCAAGGGGTATCTACCGTCTCACCATGACTTCCCCATGAGGTGGAAGCTTTTTATGAGACACCTAGTGGGCAATAACGCGAAAACCATTATATTCCTCGCCAAGAATAGTTCTCAGGTGGATCGAGCCATTCAAGAGATACTAGAATCGATCAAGAATGGAGACATCTAGACTCAGCGCCTACTACCTGATTGCTTGCGACAGAGTCCACCAAGTGGTGGATGAATTGTACGAGACCCTTCATAACGAGAAAGGAGAACCGATTCAGATTTCTGAGGCGGTCATCGATATCGTGGCCAAAAGTCGGAAGGAGATTTATGAAGAATTGGATATGATCAAATCAATCGTCGCAGAATATGAAGCTTTACAAAGTAGAGGTAACAACGGAGATGATCCGAAAGGCTGAGGAGAAGTCCAAGCTGCACGGAGACATCAAGAACAGCATACGCCGAGGCGATGGAAACATGGCCGCTTACATAGGCGAAGAGATGGCACTGAAGTTTCTCAGTGACGTCAAGGAGAAGAACACCTACGATTACGACATGATTCGGTTCCCCAATACACCATGGGAGCACACGATCGATGTCAAGACCAAAGAGAGAGGGGTGAGTAAAGCAGGCAAGGCCTACGTCCCTAGGGGTCACTACTCCGTCCACGTAACAGAGGCATCACTGCACCAGAGGGTAGACACATACGTGTTCGCACAAGTGAACCGAGTCAAAGAAGGATATGAGGGGTGGATCCTAGGCTGGATGGATCGAGACGAATACCTCAAGAAAGCAGAGGTTGTGAAGGAGGGTCAGCCAGATGAGTATGGTAAGCCAGAAACAGCCGATGCTAGAAAAATGAAGATCTCAGAGATCATTCACTATTGATCTAGTTTTATTATCTTTATATCGTTACACGGGTTAGTTGTCTGTGGAACTTCGCAATCGTCGAGAGGGGACTTCGGTCCCCTTTCTTTTTATCCTCGAAGGCGATCGTTCTCCTTCTCAAGGAACTCCAGACGCACCTTGTATTCAGCGAGCTCTGTCATCACAGCTGCGAGCCTATCAGACACTTCGTTCTTCTCTTTATATGCTTGCTCAAGCTTTTCCTCAAGCACGGCAACACGCTCTCTCAAATCGTCTCTAAATAGCGTTTGCTCGCCCTTATCCTCTTTGCGCTCTTGGTGTTTGAGCTTGAGTCTGCTCTGGTAAAACTGCCAAGCCCCAGCAGAGCCGAGGACAGTTACGATTGTGATGATTGTTTGAGGATCCATTATCTCCTGTAAAACTCTTCGTTAGAAACACGATACAAATTCCAGATGCTCATCCCACAGATCAGGATCCATCCCAAGTGTGAGCCTTGCATCATCCCTGCCGTCGTGTAGTTGGCGACAGTGGCGATTGAAATAATAGATGCGATTT